TTTGTTAAGTTTGCCACTTAAAGTAAAGCTATGTCAGAAACATTCTATTTAACCTTCAAGATTATGCAAGAGAAATATCCTGTTGCATATGAAGAACTTCTAAAATTTTTAAAGGAACCCTACGATGAGGAAGGTTCTAAGAATATAGAAGTATCTATCTCCGAAGAAGAAGGTGGTATCCTAGAAATTGATTACGAGTTTGAAGGTGAGGAAGATTTAGATATCTGGATGCAAAGGGATCTATATGAGTTCTTTGATTCTTATGGTATCAAAATTAGCATCTTTACAATTAACCATGGTAAGGAGAAAGGACTATTCACTTTTAGCATAGATGACTTTGAGGCTACCAATATGAGCCTAGCATTTAAGCAAAGGATGGAAGCAGAGTTTTGGGCGTTTATGGATGCAGCAAGAGTATTAACATTAATTATAGAAAATAAAATATGAGCAAAGAGCAAACAGCAGTTGAATTTTTATTAACAGAATTAGATATAGCTAAATTAATAAGTAGGGAAAAATTAACGATGGCAGCAGAGGTTGTAAGACAAGCCAAAAAAATGGAAAAGCAACAGATTATTGATGCATTTAATGAAGGTGAAATTAATAGTGTAGATTATTTTAATCCAGAAAATATAACAAAAGAAGAAGCAGAACAATACTACGATGAAAAATTTAATAAATAAAATATGAATAGGATCAGGAAGATAACTATTGGGAATTATGAATTTGGAATGTCATACCAAAAGAACCAATCGTTTAAATCTAAGGATGGCTCAATTACAATTGTAGAGATATCATTAGATATGGAATACTTAACAAAGTTTAATATTGACAAATACGATATCTATGCTAAAGGTATGGATGGAGAAGCAAAAATATGGAAATCATTTATCCGCCAAAAGGTATTAGTGGAGTTTGAATTCTAAGATTACAAGTAAATTATAAATATATGTTAAAGGCTAAGAATGAGCATCTTTTTATAGATGTAGATTTTGATGAAAATTCAAAAAGAAAACTAGGTGATATAGATATCTATATTGAAACCAATCGAGATAATACCCGCAGGCTTATGGTGATGCGTGGTAGAGTCTATTCATGTCCCCCAAAATTTGCAGCAGAGTATAATATTAAAGATGGTGATTTAGTTTATTGCCATCACTTTATGCTTGATAAAAATAACAGAGTACACGCTGATGGTAAAGAGCTATGCATGATACATCAAGGACAGGTATTCTTTCGTCTGAATGATGATGGTTCAATGGATGCGTTCAATGAGTATGTTATCTCAGAGCCAGTAATGGAGCATGAGTCTAATTACATTTCTGCTAGTGGGCTAATGCTTAAAGCAAATCCTGATGAACTTAAATTTATTGCAGATGCTGTAGCTGTAGCACCTAAAGTAAAAGAGGTAAAGGTAGGCGATAGATTCCGATACTCACCAAACTCAGACTACGATATCTACATTGATGGAAAGAAGTACTACAAAATGAGAGGTAGCAACTTTGATATTGATTTCGTTTACTTAAATAAGGAGGATGTATATGACAGTCGACACAAGTAAGATGAGGTACGACCCTTTATGCAAAGATTCAGTTATAGAGGAATATCCACAATTAAAAATATATAAAAATCTAGAGGATCCATTTACAGACAAGTTGTTTAGATACGCTTGTTTAGTATACGATTCTAACAGCCCTATCTTTAGTATACTCCTAAAGGAAAGAAAATCACAAGCATTACAAATACTAGACATTAAAGATGTCGGAAGTGCTATCCAGAGTAATCAGTTAGAAGAGCTGAGGTGGGCTGTATCATTGTTCTTTACAGTTACTAATAACCCTGTCATTGAAATTTACGTTTCACTTGATGAGGCGTTTAGTAACCTGTTAGAGAAAGCAAGAACCAAACCTATGGAAGTAGATGAGGCTCAAGAAAAAGTAGCATATGAAGGTATCGCTAAGGCGGCTGAGAATGCATTTGAAATGTACAATAAATTAAAAATTATACGTGAAGAATTTGATAAACAATTTGGGGAGTTTGATATTTTGGATCTGGTTAAACAAGGGGAGAAATCTAAACCTTTGGAGGAGAAGATAAACTTCGCTGAACGCAGAGCACAACGCAATGCAGAAAAAGAAGGTAAAAAGAAGTAATGGACTTTGAAAAAAAGTTAAACCGATTTGAACAAAAGTATAAGAAGGAATACGAGATACGTAAATCGATAGAACGTAAACTTGCTGTTGCTGAGGTTAAGATTAAACAACTTAACAGCGTAAACAATGGAAAGAATATTGTAGATATAACAACAACCATATCTGCTATACACGAGCTACGAAGAATTAATCGTAAACTAGATATATACCACGTGGCTACAATTACCTATGCAAAGGAAGTAGGTAAGTTTACTTCGGCACAATTTATGTCAAGGTTTCACTCAGGAAAGAATAAGTTCTATGAAGTTATTTCCCAAATGAGAGAGTACGGATACATAGATGCTGTAGAGGTAAGCTATAAAAGGAAAAGAGTTTATTTCTACCTTACAGATAAAGGGGAGAATTTATATACACGACTAGAAGGTGCTATCTATACAGCAAAGAAGTATAGTAAAATTAATAGATTAAAAAATGGCAAAACGCAATAGAGAAAAGATATATGGGGACTTTGAATATATTTTGCCTGTACAACCAGCTCTAAAAGATATTATGAATAATGAGCTGTCTAAAAAGCAGCAGAAGTGGGAACGTACACCCTTACCTGATGGTTGGGATAACCTTGCCGTATCAGATCAGGAGCTATTCGTAGAAAAAGAATTCGATAAGATTGATAATGGTTTATGGCTAATGATTAATGGTAAGCCGTACTACCTAACCGGGAAACATTATTTCTTTTTACAATGGTGGGTGCTAGAGGATGGAACATACCCTGACTTTCGTGATGCCGATAGAAGACTATTTTATTTTTGGGATATCTGCGAGAAGGATGATAAATGTTTAGGGATGCTGTATATGAAGTTCCGTAGACGTGGTTCTTCTTCTGTTGCATCATCTATTGCTGCCTATATTGGTATCTCAGAAAAGTTTCAAAAGATTGGTATTGTTTCTAAGACAGGAGATGACGCTAGGATGATATTCTCACAAATGGTTGTCAATGGTGTTTATAACCTGCCTGACTTCCTTAAACCTACCGTTGCTGGTAATGACAAACCTGTAAGGGAATTAATCTTTGCAGAGCCTCCTAAGCGTTCAAAAAAAGCTGATGGTACTACGACTAAAAAAACTACCACAGGACTGAATACAATTGTGTCGTGGAAGAACACCGCAGTTAACTCCTATGATGGTCAGCGTATGCGTTTTTTGTTTATTGACGAAACCGCTAAATGGTCAGCAGATGTAGACTTTTCAAAATACTTTGAGGTAGTAAAGACGTGCTTGACTAAGTTAGGTAAGCGTGTAGGCATTACTTACATTACGTCAACTGTCGGTGAGGTAGATAATGACAAGACATCGTCAGGTAATAAAAAAGCAGGGGATGCCTTTAAAGTTATTTGGGAGAAATCTAATCCTAATAAATTATATAATGGGCGTACAGCCTCAGGCGTGTACAGATACTTTTCTCCTGCATACGATGGATACAAGATGGATGAGTTTGGTTTCTCTTTAGTAGAGGAATCTAAGGTAGAACTTGAAGAGATCAGGAGGTCATACATTGAGAATAATGATATTCAAGGACTAAACGAGCATATACGTCAGTTTCCATTTACTGAGGATGAGGCGTTATCATCAATGAGTGGCGTATGTCTATTTGATGAGGAAAGGATTAGGGCACAAGAGAATTTTATTAAATTGCAGCCTACGCCTTTAATGAATATGTATGATTTAATTTGGGTAGAGTATGGTAAGAGTGTGAAAGCAGTCCCGGTACAGAATGGTAGATTTGAAATACTTCGTATGCCTAAGAATCCTAATGCTCAGAAATTAGAAATGCGTAAGATTAAGCCAATGATGCAACATGAATATATTGCAGGAGCCGATCCATTTTCTTCTTCAGACTTTAAGGATAAGCGTGATGCCTCTGACGGATCACTTGTAATTATTAATAAGTATAACCCTAACGACCCGGAGAATACCGCAATAGTTGATGTGGTATACTTACATAGACCTAAGACGGTAAATGAACTGCATGAGGATTACTTAAAGGCGTGTGTGTTCTACTCGTGTGAGGTTAATACGGAAACAACACCATCTACAGTAGTCGATTGGTTTATTGAGCAGGGATTTGAAGGGTATTTGAAGGAAACTCCAGATGCTGCTATTCCCAGATCTAACTTTAAAAATACTAAAGTCACGCAGTCAGGTAAAAACAAGTATGGTGTATCAGGTCAGAATAAATTTGCCGCTAATAGGATGAATGAGATTGCTCAGATGTTTATGGATGAGTTTACCGAGCATATCTATAGTTTAAGGCTACTTGACCAATGCAGAAGGTTTGATCCAAACAATCGTACAGCCTATGACGGATTCATGGCATTTGGCTATGCATTACTTGCGTGGCAGGATAGCGTTAAAAAGAAGGAAGTAGAGAAAAGAGATAAGCCTGTGCTTAGGATGTATAAGGTAGACCTTAATAATTAAAAAGCCCCATATTTCTATGAGGCTTTTTTACGATGGTTAGCAACCTTTCTTGGTTCCTTTACCTTTGGTCATTTTTTTTGCCATGATTATTTTTTTGTATAATTAGGATTTCTTCTACTAGGAGTATTCATCATTTCCTTTCTATCTACAGCTGCTTTTGATCTGTATTTAGAAACAGAATCGCTTAATGCAGAAACAGCAGGATTTGAAACACCAACTTCTTTTGAAAGTTTTTGTCTTTTTTCTGCAAAACGATTAGCCTTCATATCATTATTATATGCAGAAGTACTTAATTTGTCAAATTTTACTGCTGATGCAGATTGTTTTAATTTCGGAGAAGCAGCAGTTGATGCTTTCATTGCACTTACTTTTTTAATAGGCATCTCAGCCATTTTCTTAGTAGCAGGTTTTGCCACTACAGTTGTTTTTTTTAGGATTGCCATTTTTTCTAGTTATTATTTTTTGTACATTTTTTTACCAGCCTTTGTCATTGAGGTAGACTTTTTACCCTCTTTCATTTCTTTAGCCATGTATGCCTTCTTAGGCATTTTCATTTCTTTCATTTCTTCCTTTTTGGATTCCATTTTTTTCATAGTTGTATATATTTTAAATTGTTTACCATTTAACCTTGTCTACCATTTCACAGAATTACTCCAATGTGCCGCAGACATATTACCTTTAGCAATATTCTTTGCGTGACGAGCCTTAAAAGATTCTCTTCTATTTTTAGCTGCTTCAGATTCTCCAGCTTTCTTTGGAGATCCGCTTACGCCTTGCTGACCAAATCTAATAATCTTCTCTTGACCATTAGCACAAGCCTTAACAACATGAGATTTCTTTGGATGAGATGGTGTACTCTTTGGGGAATTACACTTCATTTTAGATTTTTCAACTTGTTTTGCCATTACTTCTTCTTTTTAGAATCTTTTAATACTCCTGTCCCTAGTTTATAATTTTTACCAAAAAAAGTAGCTTCATTATCATCTTTTAATTTAATGTATTGTTTTGTTTTTACAGCATAACTTCTAGCTTTATCACCTAAATTAACAAGTTTGCCACTTTTATTCTGAACAACTCTAGGATAAGCCATCCCGTCAGAACTTTCCATTAAATGTGTACTAGGACTTTTTTCTCCTTTAACCATTATAGAAGGAGTATTTTTTTGATACATCCTTTTTACAAAGTTTAAATTTTTATTTGCAGGGGCACTTAAAATGCTATCAATTTTAGCACCACCTTGTAACCCTTTTTTAACAGGGACTTTCACTTCAACTTTCTTTGCCATTATTTTTTCTTTTTTAAATTTATCTTCTTCTCTTGCTTTAACATAGCTGCTGTAGGTTTCTTTCCAGATCCTTTACTAGCTCTGATGTTATTCCATAAAGAATTTTCTACACCTAGTTTATTTAATTTCTTTGCCATTATCTTCCTTGACGGTTATAAGGTTTCTCTTGTTTATTCTTAGCCTTAGCAGCCTTGCCGCCTTTACGCTTTCCAAAGTTTACTTTTTCTGCCTTAGCAGACTTTGAGGGGGATTTTGTTTTTGCCATATACAAAGATACGGAAAAACCAAATTTCTTTTTCCACTAGAAGATGTGACAGAAGGATGCAATCCTACCATGTATCTTATGATGTAAAAATGCCTCAACCGCTTTAGGTGCATGAGCATAGCCTGATTTCATGTGCCAAGCATCTGCTTCACTAGGACTTCTCATGATCTGGATATTAACTCCCATATAATCCTTAGACCTATTATGGTGTAAGTGGTGGGTATAAATATACTTGTGTTTACAACTAGCCCAATGTTCTGATGCTTCATGAGCCATCAATAATGGCAAATCTGCTTCTTTAGCCCCATCACCATGTGTAGAGCCAATAAGATTGTTATGGTACTTATAATACTTACGATGCACGATACTAACGTCAAACGTCACGTTCTCACATTTAGCAAACCAAGAATAAATTGAATCAGCCAAGAAGAACCCTGACATATAATCGTGGTTTGATGGATTAAAGATAATATGCACATCTGCTATAGATAATAACCTTTCGATTATATCCACATACATTTGTTTAGCTTTAATGAAGTTTTCATACCACATACCATCGGTATCTTGAGATGTACCAGCTGTAGTCGTTCTTTTTGGATTATCGGTATGCAATACATCGTTACCAATAATTAATAATATCTTATCAATAGAGAATCCTGCTGATTTCTGCACAAGCCCTTCTACGCCTTCATTTACTCTATTAACAGCAATCTCTGCATTGTATTCAGCACCAACCTCAAAAGATTTTGAAAGTTTGCCTACATGAATATCCGCAGGATCCACAACAAAAAGGTGTGAATCTGTATTTGTAGATTGTCTAGAAATCGTTTTATATTCTGGTGCATAGGCTTTCATTTCTGAGATGATGTCATCTCTCATTTCCATATATGTTGGCTGTAAATCATTCTTCACGTGTAGTGAGAAGTTTTTACCCTTGTGCCAGTAATGGTTCACGTTAGTAAATGGAATTTGATTCTCTTCGCAGTAATTTTTTAATGCTTCGTGTGATTCTTCGCTTTCTATTTCTTTCCCTCTCAGTTGTTGCAAAAGTTCATATTCTTTTGCTGATAATCTTACTCTGGGTACGTGAATTTTCATATAATATGTTTAGTTTATAAATTTACATTGATGATACGGTCTGCCATGTACCTCTACCTGTTCTGCGTTGGATATGCATACGCATTCCTAATACATCAGGGATAAGTCTAGCCTTACCTCTTCTTAATGATCTTCTAAGTGATTTGAATTGTTTCATACTAATTTATATAAGATTTGATTTTCTTTAATGATGAATAGCGGTTCGCCCATAATAACAGTTTCCCTACATAATGATTTTTCAAACACCACCTTGCAGTTGTGCTCTACTTGCTTTACATCATCGCCAGTTGCTAAGATTGTTCCTGTTATGTACTTATCACGAAGTTTCTCAGGTAAATAGATTCCTGCTTCTGTTTTTTCAATTGGTAGGCTATCTGCTTTAACTAAAACAGTATCACCTAATAATCTAACATTTGGTTCCATATTTAACAAAGGTAAAATAATATTTTATATATATCAAATAAAAATTTCTATATTTGGGCTTAATGATAAGAATATGGGAAAATCGGTTAAAGAATTGGAAACCTTGATGTTAGAAAAAAAAGCATTAGAAAATAAATTAAATTTAATTGTAGCTAAAATTAGAAAAATCGTTTATGAAAGACCTAAAAATTGAAGAAATCGCAAAGTTAGAACATTGTGAATGCGAGTCACCTTGTGGTGCTTGTTTAGAAAAGTATGCACACGTATTTGCAAAGGATGAAGAAAATATTGCTTCTGTGTCTGCAACAAATATGACTGGAGATGCTATTGCTAATTATGTATTAAAATCAAAAGAAGATACTAAAACAGATGCTGAAAATATCGTAGAGATTAAAGAGCAGATTAAAAAACTACAAGAACAATTTTCAATCATATTAATGAATTTAAAATAATGAAAAGTATATTAGGTTGGGTAGTTGCTACCATATTAGGATTTATTCTTTTACAACAAAGCTGTAATAAAGAAGTTTCTATAGAAGTCGTTAAAACTAAAATAGATACAATGTATGTGGCTAGACCTACCCAAACTAAATATATTACTAAGTTAGTCCCGGTGACTAAGTATTATACAGATACCATTATTAATAATGTAGATACCTCACACGTTATTAATGAGTTCTATGCTACTTCAGAGTATATAGATACTATTCGTTTTGATAAGGCAACTGTTGCAATAAAAGAAAGAGTTACCCAAAATATGATTATTGCTAGAATGGCTTCTATTGATATTATGGATCAATTCATTACCAAGACTGTATTTATTGCACCTAAAGTAAAACCAACCTTTGCAGTAGGTTCTTCTGTGCTATTTAATAGTAAGCAAGTTTCATTATCTGTAGATGGTTTATTTATCCCAAAGTATTCTAATACTATGTTCTTTGGAGGATATGATGTAATCCAACAAAAAATTAGAGTTGGGGCATATTTCCGATTGAATCGTAAATCTGAGTTTGAGCCTGTTCTTTAACCCAAGAAGATATATGCTTTGTTTCCCTCATTAGAGTCGCTATAACAAGCTCTGACCAATAAGATATACCATAAGCCATATTTTCATCGTAATCGTCTGCTAGGTGCACAAAATGGTACTTCATTACAAACTGAACCATGTGGGTAGTTTCGTGTATAATATCAGATATGGTAAGATTCGGTTTAAATACTAAATAGCAACAACTTCCTTCTCCTTCTATAAAGGATGCAACCCAAGTAGAATAATCTAAGGTTTCATCATAATCCTTATCGTAAAGTTTAACAGCTTCTGTTATATCATTGGTAATCACAATGTTAACTTTTGTTCCAAAGGGAATATATCTATATTCTGCTACTATTGTTGTCATTCCCAAATTTACTTAAAATAACTTTTTCTAATTCGAATCTTTTTTATATTTTTGTTGCATTGAATTAAAAAAAAGTTCGTATATTGTGACCACAAATACAATTACAACTATGGAGTTATTTTTCAATAAAATAGAAAAAACGGAAGATTGCTGGTTATGGAAAGCAGCAATTCGTGGTAAATCAAGGTATGGGTGCATTAAAATAAGAGGTAAGGTTGTTGATGCTCATAGAATTTCATATCAAATTCATAAAGGTGACATCCCAAAGGGGATGTATGTGTGCCATACTTGCGATAATAGATCTTGCGTAAACCCTGATCATTTATTTTTAGGAACACCAAAAGATAATTGGCACGATGCCCTTAATAAAAATAAGATTGGTCAAAGTTTTTTTAAAAATCATATTAAAAACCACCCAAGCCAAAATTCTTATGCTAGAGGGTGTAGATGCGAAGAGTGCAGAAAAATTCACTCAATAGTTGCAGCGAATTATAGAGCTAGAGTTAAAGCTAGGACAAAAATAAATTTGGATATATAAAATATTATTTTGTATATTTGCAGAACTTATTTCCGAAAATAGTCGCATATATCTTCGGGAACGGTTTAAATATATTTTATTATTTATTTACTCCCGACCCTAAAGATGCGACTTTAGGGTTTTTTTTTGCCCCAAGAAATAAGGTTAGCTTTAAGCATAAACCAATTGACTCTATGGGTGTACAAGGTGAGGCTAACGCCATCTGTATATAGCAGTATCTATAATTGACTTTTAAATGTTGAGAAGGGCTGAAAAACATCTTCCCCATCGACAGCCATACCCATCCTATTTGATGAGCATTAAGGTAAGTTAAAGTGTTTAATTCCTTTTCTTTGAGGGGGAGGGGGAGTTAAACATCTTTTTCTTACCACGACCACCAACCTTTTGTAAGCATTAATTTAATTGTTATCTTTGTCGCATGGCACGTAACACATTAGCAGGGAAGTCAACAGGTAAGTCTGAGTCAGCAAAGTATTTTGCTAACAATCCTGAAGCACGTAAAAAAAAGAATGAGTACAATAAAGAGTACCATGCAACACCTGAACGTATTAAATACAGAGATGGTTTGAATAAAGCTAATAGATTAGCAGGCAGTAAAGTTGGTGATGGTAAAGATATGAGTCACACTAAATCTGGAAAGCTAGTTAAAGAGGCACAAAGTTTAAATCGGGCAAGAAACAAAAAAAACGGCAAATCTACTAAAAAATAACCTTTGACATTTTTTCACTATCTTTGTGAATATTAGTAAAATAATAATTAATGGCTGACACACCGTATCAAGATTTAGGTATGAGTTTACCTAATCCGTATGCTCCTGATGAAATTAAAAGTTCTAAGGATTACATATTTTCGTTTGCAAAGTATATAGAAAGAAAATCTATTGGATTAGACGGGCAGGCTTATAACCAAAGGGTAGCTCGTTTTTCTATGAATAGGCTATATGCTTTAGGTTCACAACCTGTAGAACAATACTTACCACGTATAGGTCTTGAGAATAAACCGTCAGCTTTTGCTAATATCTCATGGAAGATTACATCTCCTGCACCTAAATTCGTAGAAATCATTACAAATGGTTTTATGAAACGTGATGAGAAAGTTTCCGCTACTAACCTAGACCCTTTAGCTTCTGCTGAAAAGATGGAGAAAAAAGATAAGGCTAAATTCATGATGAGGAATAAAGAAGATATTGCTCAATTAGAAGAAATGAGTGGTCTTCAGCTTATGCCGGAAATGGTTAAACAAGCAGAATCAGATACAGAAATTGATTTATACTTTGATTTAAATAACAAACAAACTGAAGAGATTGTATTTGAAGAGATTCTTCAATTAATTGTTAATGAGAATAAATACCCAGAACTTAAAAGACGTTTGATTAGAGATACCATTGAATGTGGTGTAGCGGGTACACGTACTTTTATTGACTATAAAGGTAGAGTAGCTATTAAAAGGATTAAGCCTGAGAATTTAGTTACATCTTATAGTGAAGAGTCTGACTTTAGTAATATTGTATATGCAGGGGAAGTTATTCCTATGTCTTTACATGATTTACGTTTAACAGCAGGCAATCAGTTTACAGAAGCAGAATACCAAGATATTGCAAATAAAGTAAGATCGGTATGGGGTAATGGGAATGTATTCTATAATAATGCATCTGCATACGCTAACAATACATACAGACCATATGATGATTCAAATATCATGGTTTTAAATGGTTATTACATAACTACAAGAAACCAAAAGTTTGAAAAGAAAGAAAATGCTTATGGTGGATTTACGGTGAATAAAAGAGATGCTTCTTACGAGGCTCCTAAAAACTCTAAGTTCAAGCGTGAGATTATTGAAATGAAAGATAAGGTTGTATATAAGTTTAGTTTAATTTTACAAACTGACTATATGTTCAACTATGGCTTGGAAACTGATATGATTAAATCTAAGGATGATTTATCAGAAGTACAATTGCCGATTACAATATATATGCCTAATAACTATCAAATGAATAATAAGCCTTTGATAGAGTCAATGATACCTACAATCGATCAAATGCAAATGATTAGGTACAAGCTACAAATCTTAATCGCAAAGGCTAGACCTGCTGGACTTGCAGTTGCTATTGATGGTTTAGAAGATGTAGACTTAGGTTTAGGTAATTCATTATCACCATTAGAACTCCAAGAAATTTACGATCAAACAGGTAACTACTACTACAGAGCTATCAATGAAGATGGTTCATATAAGCAGTTTAGACCTATTGAAACTTTACCGAATGGTATGGGTAACCAATTACAAGAATTAATTGCTACTTATAACTATTTATTAGGTACATTACGTGATGATACAGGATTGAATGAGGCTTCAGATGGGGCAGCAGTAGATGCAAGAGCTGGTTTTAGAACTACTCAATTAGCATTAAACGCTTCTAATAACGCTACATCATTTATATACGATGCATTTATCGATATTATGAATAGAACATTAAAGAAATGTGCTATATTAGTTCAAGACATTGTATGCCTTAAAGGTAAGGCTTATGCAGGTTATGCAAAAGTTGTAGGTGGTGATGATTTAAAATTTATTGAATTAAATAAAAAAGCTGCTAATATTAACTTTGGTGTATCATTAGAAATGTTACCTGACGATGCTAAAAAAGAAGAATTAGCTAGAGCTATTGATATCTCTATTCAGACTGGTGCTATTAAACCTTCTGATAAGTATATGTTAATGTCTATTCCTAATATTAAGGTAGCTTACCAATACTTAAAGGTAACAGAAAATAAATATCGTAAAGAAAAACAAGAAGACGCACAAAAGAATACTGAATACGCTGTACAGCAACAACAAGGTGCTGCAATGGCTAAGGCTCAAGCTGATGCTCAATTAATCCAATTGAAAGAGCAGTTAAAAGGCGAAACAATGATGGGTCTTGAAGAAATGAAAGGTGTAATGGCTCAACAAACTAAGATATTAGAAGAGATTCTAAAATCTAATGGAGCTATGGAGCAGAAAATATTAGCAGAGGTTCCTTTAGCTGTTATGCTTAATGCACAACAACAACAGCAGCAAGAAGCTATGATGCAACAACAAGCTATGATGCAAGAGCAACAAGCAATGGAGCAAGGTATGCAAGAAGGTGGTGAAGAGCAGATGATGAGTGAAGAGGAACAAATGATGATGGAACAACAAGGTGGTGAAAACCCAGAAATGATGCAATAAAAAATATATTGATTTTTTCAGTATTTTTGCAAACAGAATTATAAAGATAAATATATGTCAGAACTTAACGATTTCCCGTTTGAGGCTTTTGAAGGATCAACAGCCCAAACAACAGATGCATCAACGGATACATCTTTTTTAAATGAATTTAAAGAGTCAACGGAAAGTGTTCCACATGAAACCGAGCAGGTAGAAGTAACACAGCCGACAACTGAAACTAATCAAACTCCAACTACTCCTGAACAGGAATTAGTAAATGAAGTGGTTAACAAAAGTGACTATGAAAAAGTTATTGCTGAAAAGGCAGAGCTTGAATCAAAGTTAACTTCTATGAGCCAATCAGATTTGGATGAGAATAGCAAGGTAATATATGACTACATTCGTGAAGGTAAGCTAAAAGAGCTAAATGATTTTTTGTCTGTACAGACTCAAGATTATAGTTCTAAATCTCAAGACCAATTGGTTGCTGAGTTTTTAAAAGCACAAAACCCCGAATGGACAACAGAGGACATCGAGGATGAAATGTCATCAACGTATGGATTAGGTTTAGATGAAGAGCTTTTAACCGATCAGGAAAAAAGAGCTTATAGTCGAAAACTGAAAGCAGATGCTAAGGAAGCATTACAGTTCTTTGAATCAAAAAAATCAGAGATTAAGTTACCAGACTTAAATCCTAAAAGTAATGAACCTGTAATTGATCAGGTAGAATTACAAGCACAAGCCGAAGAGGCTTATAAGCAATGGGAAAGTTCGGTATCAAATTCGATGAAGGATTTTAACAAAATTTCAATTGCATTAAGAGAAAACGAACAGTTTGATTTTGCTGTAGGCGAAGATGTGATGAGTCCATTGATTGAAGATATGAAAATGCTTGGCAAAGATGTAAGCGTATTTTTTAAACCATATATAAGTGAGGATGGCAAAGTTAATGCTCGTAAATTAGCAGAAGACATGGCATTCCTTAGAAATAAAGAAGCTATAGTAAGAAGTGCCGTAACGCAACAAGTTGCAAAAGCACAAGATGACTGGCTTAAAGGTATTAAGAATACTCAAATGTCACCCAACCCTTCAGCTCCTGTTATTCAAAAAAACGATGATATTGCAGACTTTATTGCAAATAAACTTTTTTAATAACTTAAATAACAAACAAAATGGCGTTAACTAACCCAAGTGCAATTAATCCTACCGCTGTCGTAGGAGCTGCAAATCAGGGATTATTGTCTACATTAGACTTAATTACCCCTAACTACTACGAGAAATACGTAGACAAATACAAGTGGTGGAATGATTACTACATGATCACAACTACTTTGGCTGGAAAAGAAACTTTCTCTCCTAACCAAGCATTCTCTCACGTAGAGCCTGCAAACAGACGTGCTCCTTACGTATTGGTAGCTTCAGCTTCAACTGAAACTCCAGCAGCGGGTGCAGCAGTTACTGTTACAATTGATTCTTCATTTGTATTTGATTCATCATCTCCATTACGTGTTGGTGAGATCGTTGAAATTGCTAATAACACAGCTACTGCTGCTGCTATTGGTGTTCAAGGTCAAATTACAGCTGTTAACTCTGATACAGAGTGTGTAATTAAACCTTTATTATCTACTCAATCATTCTCTTGTAACGGTGCTGAAACAAACTTATTGTTCAGAGGTCGTGCAGTAGGTGAGGCTTCAGAAGTTGGTGGTTCATTACAACGTCAAGACATTACCGTTAATGGTTTATGTACTGAAGTTCGTGAAGACTACACTACTACTGACAGAGCTTTAGCTGAAAGAGTTTTCCCTGAAAACACAGTAGGTGCTTACTCTTACAGAGGTATTCAAACTGCTGATATGCGTTTTATGGATGCTCGTGAGGCTAAACATATGTTTGGTACAGAGTCTAACAACTCAGGAGTTTCTCAAACTTCAGAAGGTTTACTTCCACAAGTTATTAACGGTGGTATCGCTGTTACTTACTCTTCATTTGATGCAACTGCTTTGGATAACATCGCAAAAGGATTAGATAAAGAAGTTGGTGCTAACGAATATCATTGGTTAATGGACACAAATCAATACATTGCTGTTCAAAACTTCATCCAAAACAAATACAATGCTGGTGCTATTAACTACGGATCTTTCAATGGTAGCAAAGAAATTGCTATCGCTCAAGGATTCACGTCATACACTATCCATGGTCGTACATTCCACATGAAGAAATACATGGGATTCAACGCAGGAGCTCAATACGGTGTTGCTTCATCTAAATGGGATGATAACGGAGTATTAATTCCTATGGATTCACAACGTGACGCTGCTAGTGGCGAATCAGTTAATTCATTTGGTTTACGTTACCAATTGTACAATGGTCAAAGATTCTACAAATTTGATACTGGAGGACTTGCAAAAGTACCTACTTCAGGTAAAATGGAATTGACTATTTCACACATTGCTAAAGAAGGCTTACAAGTATTCGGTGTTAACCGTTTTGCTAGAGTTTACAAAGCATAGTGATATCAAAACTAGGGGGGTGCTAATTGTACCCCCCTTTTTTAATAAAAGAATTATAAATTAAATAACAAGTAAAAATGTCTGAACAAACCCCAAAAAAAGGGAATCCTAACTTCGGTGCGAAGAAAGCCCCTACAAGTAATGTGTATAAAGCACCTACTTCAAAAGAAAAAAATCACGTAATTTTTGAATTGATTGATAGATCTAATGATCCATTAAGACCTTTTAGACCTTTGCATATTGCATCGTCAAAAGATTTTATCTATGACCCTGAAACAGAAACTGAAAGAACTATTAGATATCTATCAGGTTCTTCATCTATTTTTGCTGATGAGCAGAATGTAGATCCTGAGTTTACTAAAGCTGGAGATATTGAGTTCCATAGAGGTCGTTTAATTGTACCTAAAACGCAAGTTTCATTACTAAAGTTTTTACGTGCAACAAATCAAAATGAAGCTAATAAGCAAAGAAATACAAATAAACCACCTGTATTTAGAGAATTAAATATCGAAAAAGAAGCAGAAGATAACTTTGATGTTATTACTGGTAGACGTAAAGCGGTAGAAGCTGCTTGGTACGATGTAGATAATAACTTAGAGGCAATGTATCACTATGCTCGTGTATTAGGTATTGATACCTCTAAATTAACAGAAAAACAAGTAATTAACAAGTATATCGATAAGGCTGAAAAACAACCTGAGGTATTCTTAAAATTCCACAAGTCACCTAGAAATGAGTTTAAATACTTCGCTATGACAGCCTTAGATAAGAATGTTGTATCTTCTAGAGATGTAGCAGGTCAAATCGTTTGGTGTGATACTAAAGGCTTGATTACTATATTACCAGCTGGTAAAGATGCTGCTGATTACTTAGCAGACTTCTTAATGGCTACAGAAAACCAAAAGACTTTTGAAGAATTAAAAGAGAAGGTTTTGGAATTGTCAAAATAAATACTATTTTTGTGAGTCTTTGTTTAATATCATAGTAATAGTTTTAGTTTTAGTTAAGGAGCTGCCCCTAAAAAAGGTGGCTCTTTTTTTTTGTATCTTTGTCTTATGGCAATAAGTAGTGTTGATTTATATAACTTTGTTAGTGTTTTAGCAAATAAAGCACAAGACGGAGCATTCACTATTCCTGAATATAATATAGCTGCATATGCTGCTAGTGTTCAGTTATGGGAGGAATACATTGGTGAGATACAAAGATACCAATATGGTAATCCTATACCACCTGTGGCTTATGCTAAAACAAATAAGATTGAGGCAGATATGGTTCCTTTTAGGATTCCATTAACAGCAGTTACGGCAGATTCTAGCGGAATTATTGACTTACAATTTTTACCAAATTATGGATATACTACAGATTTATATAGGTATCAAACAATAAGTGGGCAAGAAGTTGTTTATCCTTCTACTAGAGTAAATGAGCAAAGATTAGCTAAACAATTAAGTTCAAGTATAGCTCAACCGACATTAGAAAATCCATACTATATGGTTAATAATGCTACTATAAAAGTATACCCTGCGTCATCAAATGTTACATATTCAGCATATAAATTAACATATTTAAAAAGACCTGACAATAGGGTAGTTAGATATACTGTATCTGGAGGAAGACCTGTAATTACAGCAGTTGGTATTATACCCGGTGTAAGTTCAGAATTCTTAGAATGGAATCAACAAAACTTTAATGATTTAGCTGTTAGAATATTATCATTCTTAGGTATTAACCTAAAAGATAATGATTTAATGCAATATTCAGAACTTAAACAAAGACAAGGAGTATAATGGCTACAAGAGGAGAATTATCAGAAAGAATACTTAGATTAGCATATAATGGCACTCCGCCAAACGATGCTTCGATTGATATTCGTGAAGTTGGTCTTCATGTTAATTCAGCTATTGCTTTTTTAGCAAAAGTAAACTATACAGAAAATTATAAATTTGAAGGTACTTCATATGTGAACGATCAGTTTGTTTCTACATTTAAAGCTAATGTAGTACACACAGATATTACATTGGGTCTTAAATATTGTGATTTACCAGCTGATCCAATTGGATTACCTAAAAATAGAGGTATAATTGAGATATTAAAACCTTTAAATAAATCAGTTACACCTGTAATTATTTTACAAGGTAACAAGAAATCTATTTATAAAAACTTAACGCCTATACCTAATAGAATTGTAGGGTGGGAAGAGAATGGTAGAATATATTTTGATGGTTCAACTGCTGACTTAGTAACAGTTGTAATTAGAATGGTAGCATATGGTTCTAATGCAATGGCAGAAGAGTTAATGATGCCTAAAGATATGGAAGAGCAAGTAATTGAAATTGTTCTTAAAAAATTATTGGGAGAAAGAAATATTCCTCAAGATAAAGTTTTAGATGGTGTAGATTCAATTAATCGATAATAATGAGTATAGCAGGAAAATACGTAGACCTTAATTATATAGTAAACTCTGTAATGAATCAGATTGATTCTGACGATAGAGATTATGCTAGATTATACCAAATTGGAGTAACTGGATTAAGGGAGCTATGGTTTGACGTTGCAGGTAATGTTAAAACTGTGCTTCTTGCTAAGAACGCTAATAATACCGTTACATTACCAACAGATTATATCAATTGGTCTAAGGTTGGTATTTTAACTCACGATGGTAAAGTTTATACTTTAGCTTTAAATAAATCAATCACTTTATATAACGACACAAATACTAATAGAGTTGTATCTCCTGGAACATTTATTGAAGGAGGATTTACTAGATTAGAATCACCTGACTATCACAACTATTGGACTGAAGGAATGAACTATAATTTATTTGGTTTAGGAGGTTCAGTTGCAGATGTGGCTCAGTTTAATATTGACGAAGAAAATGGTTTAATTGTATTGGGCTCGGAGTTTACCAAGTCTGATGTTATATTAGAATACGTTGTAGATCCATTGGCTTGTGAGTGTGATACACATAGCATCCATATTTTTTGCCAACAAGCATTAGAAGATTATATCTATTGGAAAGCAGTTTCTAAAAGAAAGGATACTCCTGCTAATGAAAAGATGAGAGCAAGACAAGAATATTATAACCAAAAAAGAGTTGCTCGTAATCGTATGAAGCCATTTAGAATTGGTGATGCTTACGATACATCAAGAAGAAGTGTGTACATGGCTCCTAAATTGTAATAATGAATACAGATAGAAAAAACTTTACTGGTCGATTAAACTCGGATATTGATGAACGCTTGTTCTCTCTAGATAAGTTTAGAGGCGATTACAGCGATGCATACAATTGTTTAATACTAAGTGCCATCGATAGTGGTATAGGTCTTGTAAAAGGATTTAAAGGCACCACAGAAGTGACTACATCTTATTCAACAGCAGCTGCTAAAAAAGTAATTGGCAAGTGTGTTGATTTACCTAACTATAAAATATATTATTTTGTTAGTTGTTCGTCAAATACAGCTAATCATGCAATCTATGAAGTAGATGTTCAAACAAGAGTTGTAACTCAAGTTATAAAAAGTAGCATATTAAAATTCACCGATACAATGCGTATCACAGGTGCTAATGTTGTTGATGGTAAATATCTATTATATACAGATACTGTTAATGAGCCTAGGAATATTGATATTGTTAGAGCTAAGGCAGGAGAGTTAACTACAGAGTTGCAAATATTAGCAGCTAAACAACCTCCTTTAGAAGAACCTAAAGATGTTGAACCTTTAACAAACTTTACATTTGCAGGAAATAATATTAGAGGAAACTTTTTTCAATTTAAATATAGATACGTTTACCAAGATAATACTAAATCTACATTTTCTCCTATATCTGAGATATCTACAATGGGTGATTTATTTTTCCCAAGTACAGAACAAACTCAACCAAATTATATTAATAACGCATTAAACTTCAAATATTTAATTCCTAATACTGAAATTAAACGTGTTGAGTTAGCGTCAAGATTAGGTAATACTGGGGATTTTGGTATATGTGATATTATTGATACAGATGTACAAAAAAATTATGTTAAAGTGGCTGTTCAAATATTAGCAGCAAGTGAAAGTGGAGTTACATTAAGAGTTAATTCGGGTTCAGGTTTTGTTACAAAAACAACAACGTCTGCATTTGGTACATATTACGCTGCATTAGATTTAGTTACACAATTTAATAGTACTGAAAATATTACTACTGGTTCTATGTCAATTTACGTAGAAGAAAATACTAATATTATTTATTTTGTTGGTAATGCTGGATTTTTATTTGATGTAGTAGAATCTATTGCAGTAGGAGAAACTGCAAAAACACAACAAATTACATTATCAACACTACCTACAATTAGTATATCTACTTATAATAATTATTTATTTAGTAATAATAGACAATTAATTGCTCTAGATGTTGCTGAATCAAACTTAGAATATGATAGGGTACCATTAAAATCAGAAGCACAAGAGCTAGTAAATGGTTCAAATGTAGTGTATGGTGGAATTACAGAAGGTTATGATTTACCTGTAATAGATATGTTAGCATCTATTAATAATACTGATATACCAAATGAGGTTACAATAACAGCAAGTAATGTTGTTGCAAACATGGGAGTATATAGGACATATGCTGATTTTTTAACGGATGCCTATGGAGTATCATTTTCGGAAAACCCTTCAGGTAATGGTGCTAGTTTTACTCTTAGTTCCGGCCCTTATCCAAATTTAGATCAGAGTGTCTATAATGCTTTTTTAGCTGATAATCCAAATTTAAAAATATATAGACCAAATAATAATATTATTATTATTTTACCTAGATATAATAATGATGTTATTGTTGATGTAAACCCAGAAGTATCTATTACAGGTACAAAATATACAAATAGTGGGTCTAATATTACATTTTCAGGAGCTTTAATAAATGCTGTAATCCCAGAAGGGACTTCGTTTTTAGTAAATGTATTATATCAAAGTGAAAGATTTTTTTATAATTATGATTCTAAGCAAGGCGATACGCTTAATGATTGTATACTTGGATTAATAGCACAAATTAATATTAATGATATTGGTATTGTTTCATACCAAACAATTGGGGATCCTTATTCTATAAAGATATTTGCAACTAACCAAGAAAGGGATGCAGTAGAAAAATTCTTATCGGCTAGTGCAAGTGTATTAACAGCGGCAGGTTTTATTAAAAATGGTCTTAAAAATGGTGATTCATATAGATATGCTATTGAGTACTTAGATAGAACAGGTAAACTTTCAACAGTTGTAACGAATCAATTATGTGAAGTAAATGTACCATTTGCTCCAGAAAACGGAATACCAAATGCTGTAATAACAGTAAAATCTAGACCTCCTGTGTGGGCTGAAAGATTTCAAATACTTAGAACTAAAAGAAGGATAGTAAATTCATTCTTGCAGTTTACGGTTAATAATGTTGCTACCAATGGAGTTACATTTGAATTAAATTTTAATAATGCATTATCTAATTTAATTGATTATAATAATGTAACAGGCTCTAAGTTGTCTTATGAGTTTGCAGAAGGAGATAGAATTAGATTTATTAGATATGCGAATGGTACTTTTATTACAAGCCATGAGGATTTACCAATATTAGGAGTAAATACGAATGGTAGCTTAAAAATCCCTTTGCCAAAAACATTTGCAACATCTCCAAATTCTTTGTTTGCAGGAGTAATTGTTGAAGTTTATAGACCTAATTCATACACTATACTAAATGCAGAAAATGAATTATTTTATGAAATTGCAATGGGAGGGACTATTGGAGATGCAGGCTTATCTACAAGGTATCATATTCCTGATAATAAATCTGGAGTAGATCAAATACAATCATCATCAAGCCCATTAGATATTCCATTAGTAATGCAATCTATTGAGGGAGATGTATGGTATAAATCAACACAATTATTAGATCCAAAGGCTGAACCAACTTCTCCAGTAGAATTAGGTAATATAACTATATTAGAATCGGATTATCAATCAGATAGATATCCTGTTAAAACCTCTAATATAGGTCGTGCAAATGCATTTGATCAGGATACAAGGCAGTTATTTAGAAAAGCTACAGCATATCATTCAGATGCATACTATGCAGATTCTAATGTAAATAATATCAATAGAGTATACGCTACTTCATTTAAAGATTATGACCAAACATTTGGGGCTATAAAACTATTTCATCTAGATGGATTTATGCTTTATAACTTCCAAGAAAATAAAACAGGAACAATTCCTGTAAATAGACAAATGGTTTATAATCAAGATGGTTCATCAAGTCTTATTTTATCTAACACATTACTAAACGATTGTAGATATTATGATTATGTAGGTGGTATTAATAATAACCCGGAGTCATTTGCTTACAACCAATTCAATAAATATTTTGTTGACATTAAGAATAATGCAGTTTGTAAAATAGGTGGTAATGGTATTATTAAGATTTCTGATATGAGTATGAAATCATACTTTACAGATATGTTTAATGCTTATAAAGATGCTAATTTAACATTAACAACTCAAAAGCCTAGATTTTATGGTGCTTGGGATGAAGATAATAGTTTATATGTTTTATGCCCTGAAGTTTTATCACAAGGGGAAGACCCTATTGTTTACCCATCTATTGTATTTAATGAGGTGGTAAGTGGATGGACAAGTAAACTTGAAATATACCCTAGTTGTATTGTTGGAGCTTTTGGAGAATTATTCTCTTGGACAAGCATTAATGCTAAAATGTGGAGGCATAACAATAATAATACTAGGAATTTATTCTATGGAAATCAAGCAGTTCGTTCAATAGAGTATGTTTCTGCAATAGCACCAGAGATGACTAAGTCATACTTAAATATAACACAAGAGGCAGCAATGTTGCCTGCTGATAGATACGATGGTATATATACAGGTGTAGACCCATCTATTTGGGCTGTTCCTTATATAACCACTTCGTTAGGTCAACTAAGTAACTTAATTGTTTCTGACTTTGAAAAAATGGAAGGTATCTACCTTTCAAGATTTTGGAGAGATACAACAACACCTGTAACAGACCCTCTACTTAATGGAGATACACTAAAGGGTGTTTGGATTAAAATAACATTAACAAATGGTTCTACAGACGATATTGGGCTATACTCAACATCAGTTGGTTTTGTAGTATCTAAATAAACGCTATCCAATAAAATTGATTATATTTGTAATATTATTTAAATAACTATGGCTTTACTACCATTAACATTATTATTAGCCCAAGCAGGATTAGGAGCCGCACAAGGAATTGGCGGTTTATATGCTGCTGGTAAAAATAAAGCTCCGCAATATACAATGCCGGGCGAGTATCAACAAAATTTAGCTGCTGCTCAAATGAGAGCTGCTGGTGGATTACCTGCTGCATCCAAACAATTAGCAGAACAACAAGCTGCTCGTGGAACTGCGGCAGGATTAACTAAGTTGCAAGATAGAAATATGGTGGCTACAGGTGTAGCAGGATTAGCACAAGCACAAGCAGATCAGGCTAATAGATTAGCTGCTATGGATGCTGATGCAAGACTTAGAGGTGACCTTCAGGTTGCTAATGCTAGAGCTGCTATTGCAGGTGCTAAAGATAAAGAGTTTGCTATTAAGCAACAAGATTATTTAAGAAGAGCACAAGCTAATTCTCAATTAATGAGTGCAGGTATTCAAAATATTGTTGGAGCAGGTCAAGCATATAGTATGAATGATATGATGAAACAATATTATGATTTAAATAAAGGTGGAGGTGGAGATAATGCTAAAAAATCTATTTTTGGTAATTATCTAGATAGTTATAGCCAAAATAAAATGGGGTTTGGTTTCAATCAAACCGATAACGAATATTCAGTATAATAAGCATTTAAATAATTATGGCATTAGATTCATTACAAGCACCAGCAACCATTATAAATAACGATAGGCTAATTTCTATGGCTGGTAATCTTATGGCCAAAGAAAAAGCTGATCAAGAAAGAAAGCAAAAGTTACTAACAGATGAAGTAGCTAAACTTGATGCTACTAAATTAAGGCCAGCTGATGTCAAAGAATGGAATAGTGTTTATAAAAATATTACAGATCTTGGCATACAGGCTATGAAAAATCCTGATGACATTGATCTTCAGGTTAAATTTAAAGCAGCAATGAATGGCGGTAGAGGATTTATTACAGATTCTTTAGCTGCTAAGGAGGAATATGATAAGAAGTTTATCGATGTAAAATTAGATAAAGATTATGATCCTCAAGATCAACAAAGAGCTGCAACTCTATATAATACGCCTACTTCAAAATTGCGTACAATGCAGATTGATGGGTTTGGTAAATTAGATAAGAAAGATTATTTCAGACAATCTCTTAACGGTTTTGACGGTCAAGTTAAACAGGAGTTTGGTAATGTTACTGAAGAGAATACTCCTAGACTTTATCCTCAAATTAGAAATAAAGCTATTAATTACATTAGTGCAGATTTACTTACAGATGAAGGGGATAAGGCATTTAAACAATTTGTAAAAAATGCTAGAATAGAAATAAAACCTAATGACAAAGAGTCTTTTAAAAAGGCTATAGAGTCTTATGCAGATACTATGACTGCTTCATTTATAGGAAGAAAAGGTAGTTCTATTACAACAGATGAAACTAAAGCTAAAAATCAGTTTGGTTTTGATGATATTCAATTAGGCCGTATGTATAAAAGGCTTGAAATGGTAAATAATATATTGAACGGGGATAAGGCTGCTATAGATGAATTTAAATTATTATTAGCACCCGGAAGTGATCTAAAGATAGATCCATATAAAGGGCTTATATTAAAGGTTCCGAATGCAGATGGAAATATGTTTACTACTGTAATTCCGTTTGGAAGAGGAAAAATGTCTTCTTTAAGAGAATTAAATAGATTAATAGAATCAAACAATACAGGTTATTCTAAAATAGCTACTGACGACTTAGAGTTAATAGCTCCTCAATTTAACTATAAAGAACCTTCACGTGTAGATGTAAGAGATTTAACAATGGCTGGAATGCAAGGAGAATATGTTAAAACTCCTGCTAAACGAAAAGCAGTTAGTCCTATTGTATCTAAAAATAAACCAGATATCAATACATCGTATTCTAAAAAAGATGGTACTCGGTTAGATTGGTTTAGAGTAGGCGGCCAATAATAATAACTAAATTAGTTATATATTTGTATAAATAAAATTATACAATATGCCTGATAATATAGATTTATTATATGAAGCTTTAAAGAATAATCCTACAATTAAAGGATTACCTGAAGATATAAACACATTCAGATCGGCCTTAAATACAGAAGGGTTACCCAATAAGTTATTTCAAGCATTAAAAGAAAATCCTACTATTAAAGGATTACCTGAAGACTATAGTTCATTTGAAGGTGCATTAGGGTTAAAAAAAAAAGCTACTTCTACAGGGTTTGGGAGTGGGTTGGCTCCTTCCCCCGTTACTAGTTCTGCTTTCGCCCCTGTACCAGGTATGGGTACGTATAAAGAAAAATCTAAACCAGAAGAAGAGTCACCTTTCCAGTTTGGTAAACAACTATTAGCTGTAGGAGCTTCTGGATCTAGAAGAGCAACAGCAAACGTATTAAGTATCCCTGAGTTTATATATGATGCAGCAGGAGCCCCATTTAGAAAAATAGGGTTAGATGTTCCTAAATACGATGACCTTTCACAAGGCACTATAGCTAAATATGTTAATGATTATATCCAAGGTACAGAGAAAACAGTAGAACAAATAAAAAAAGATGCTAAAATAGACCCACAGGTAGAAAAAGGCATTATAGATAATATATCAAAAGGTAACTATAGTAAAGCATTTCAATCTGCTGGATTAGGTATTGCTGAATCTTTACCTGCTATGTTTCTGATGGCTTTAACGCCAAGTGCAGGTGCTGGAGCAGGAATAGGAGGTCAGGTAGCTAGGCAAACATTTATGGCAGCTCCTTTTATGGCTGGTAAATACCAAGAAATTGCAGATGATCCAACTATGAGTGAGTCTGCTAAAATTATGAATTCTATTGTTAATGGATATGCAGAAACAATATTTGAAGACAAGTTTGGTAGTTTAGCCTTAATTAGGGATGCTAAGAAAATAATGGCAAAACAAGGTATTGAAGCTGCTAAAGATTTTACTAAGAAAGGATTTATTGATGCTGTTGAGAAAGGGATGGAGAAATACTTCATTGTTACAGCACCAGTATTAAATGCAATTGAAGAGGGAGCTACTCAATTAACCCAAAACTTTTCATCTAAAATGACAGGAGAAAAACCTGATCTTGATTTATTAGATGGAGTACCTGAAGCTATGGCTCAAGGTGGAGCATTTGGTTTAGGTATTAGTGCAATCCCAGCAACAAGTGATGCTAAAAAATGGGTTAATAAAAAGTTATTATCAAATGTAGCTGTATCAGACAACAAAGACTTAATAGTCCCTGTTCTTATCCAAAAGATAAAAGATGGTGTTGATGCTGGTACTATTACTCAAGAGGAGGCAGATGCTGCTTTAAATGATTTAGATTTATTAGTAACTAATTCACAAAAAGTTCCGGCTAATATAAATAGGGAAGAAAAAGCTAATGCTGTTGAAATTTTAAACGATAGGAATCGGTTAGAAAATTTACTTGCTCAAAGAGAGGCTGCTGCTGCTAATTTAGATCCTGCATTCAAAGATACTAAAGCTACAGAAATAGCTGACATAAAAGCACAGATAGAAGAAAAGAATCAGTTACTAAAAAATATTGGTAATGGTGAAGCTCCTGTAAGTGCAGAACAAGCAACTACAGATATAGAAGCTCAAAAAGCAGTAGAAGAATTAACAAATAAACAAACAGAAGATGCCACTAAAATCCTGTTGCCATCTGTTCCTGAGTTTGAAAAACAAATGGAAGAAAAATATGGTATAATATTAGATTTACTTGATTATAAGGGTGGAATTTTACAATTATCAAAAATAATTGTTAATAAAGAAGATAGAGGAAGCGGTATTGGTAAAAAGGTAATGCAAGAAATTGTTGATTATGCTGATAAATTTGGTAAAAAAATAACACTAACCCCTTCAACAGATTTTGGGGCAACATCAGTAAATAGACTTAAAGCCTTCTATAAAGAATTTGGTTTTGTAGAAAATAGTGGGAAAAATAAAGACTACTCTACAAAGGAAACAATGTATAGACAGCCTATTGATAATAAAAAAATAAACGAAACAACTAAACCAACAGAAAATGCCACTAAAATCAGCAAAGAGCCAATCACCCAAGGCGGTGAACAAGGCAGTATCGTTCAACGTGAAGGAGCTCAAGAAGGACAACCTCAAGCAGGGCAAAGAGAAGGGGGCACAGGGGAAACCACGCAGCCAGAAGCAGATAATCGCAATCGCCCTATCAGCAGCGAAGAAGAACAAAAAGTAGTAGTTGATACCAAACAACAAATTCAAAATTTTGGAGTAAAGAAAGATATGGTTGAGCCTGTAAATAATGTTATAGGCAATCTATTTGAAGGATTAAAAAAAGCTGGTCTTACTGCTGCTAAAAATATTGGCGAATGGGTTAATATTGGTAAAGGCGAAGAGAAGCCTTATTCATTAAAAATTAATGGTAATGATGTCCAAGTTAAAAATGTTAATGCAGAAGTAATAGATGGTTTTTATTCTCCGATTGAAAAAATAATAAATGACAGCAAACAAGATAAGCTTCCTACAAAACAATGGATTGAGAAATATGCTAATAGCGAAGAGGCTCAATTTACTGGCTTAAAAGATTGGTTAGCTCAACAAGAGGGGTCTGTATCTAAAGCAGATATACAACAATTCTTAAAAGATAATAGAATTAATGTTGTTGAAGTGGTGAACAGACAATCACCTGACGTAAAAGAATCTGATTTAAGAGTAATATTTGACGGAGATGGTTTTAGTATTGATGCACCTGATAAAGGAGTTTCAAGAATATACGTTGGATTAGATGAACTTAGCATAGATTACAACGGTGAAAACTATAAAGAAGTAGAAGATGCTGCTATACAAGATGGGTTATCTCAAATAAGAAATAGTAAGCGAGGAGATAATACTAGATATTCTCAATATCAACTTGAAGGAGAAAAAGAAAACTACAAAGAGATATTGGTTACGTTACCACCTAAAGGATTACCTGATGGATATGAAATTAAAAAAAGAGATTTAGGTAATGGAATTGTTTTATATAGAGCAAATGGAGATGGAATATCAACTTCTCATGAAAGTTATCAAGATGCAGAAAATGAGTTAAAATATAGAGCAAGAGAACTTTACGGAACAGGTAAATTAGGTGGGGCTAAATTTAAATCAACTCACTTTGACGAACTAGATATTCTTGTTCATTTAAGAATGAATACTCGTACAGATTCAGAAGGTAATAAAGTATTATTCCTTGAAGAAGTACAAAGTGATTGGGGACAAATAGGAAAGAAAGAAGGGTTTAAGCAGGATTTTACAGCAGAAGAAAAAGAATTTTTAACATTAAGAGAATTATTATATAAAGGTGATTTATCAAAAGAACAGGGTGATAGATATGATTATCTATTTGATAAAGTTGGTGCATCAATAGTTAAAAATGTAAATAAAGGAAAAACCCCAACAGCTCCATTCGTAACCGATACAAATGCATGGACTAAACTTGGATTAAAAGTAGCTTTGAAAGAAGCAGTAAAACAAGGTGTTGATAAAATTGCTTGGACAACTGGAGAACAGCAAAATGAAAGATATGATTTAAGTAAAAGTGTTGATTATGTAAGAAATAGTGGGAAAACTTTAAATGGAGATACATATATAGATATATCATTACCGGGTGGATTATTAAACCTTCATGTAAATGAAAAAGGAATTGTAACTAAGCAATTAGGTTCAATGGGGATGGTAGAGGCAGAAGGTAAAAGACTTGATGATATAATAGGAAAAGATATCGCAGAAAGAATTTTATTATCAGAAGCTAATACAAAACTTGAAGGTGAAGGATTAAAAATTGGTGGGAAAGGTATGAAAGGATTTTACGGCTCACCAACAGAAGGTAGTTTAGGTATAGTGGGTAATGTTGCTAAGAAGTTATTTAAACAGGAGCCAAAAACAACAGAAATAGAAATTAGTAGAACTGACCAATTTTCTGAAAGTTATAATAGCGGTGCTTATACAATAGTTGAATATAACACAAGTAACGGGAAAAAAGAAAAGGCTTTTAATAATGAAGAAGATGCAGAAGAATTCAAAAAAGGGTTAATATCAAGGCAATTTATGACCCAATACTCTGTAGATATCACACCTGAGCTAAAAGCAACAGTAGGGGAAGGACAACCATTGTTTAAAGATGCAGATGCTCAATACCGTATAGAATCAGGTAAGAATATAATAGAAGCAATAAAGAAGTTTAATGGTAAGCCTAAAGCAGTTATAGCCCTTACTCATGAGATTATGCATCCAACAGTAGTTGCAATAATTGAAGGAGCAAAACAAGGTAATGAGATAGGCTTAAAGCATTCAAATACTATTATAGCAGAATATAATAAAGCTAACCCTGATAATCAAATTACGCTTGATCAGATGATGGCTGATAACGATGCATTTAAAGAAGGTAACACTACTGATGCATATCGTTCTATGCAAGAATTTATTGCTGAGAGCTGGGAGAAATATCATTATGAAGGTAAGCAAGGATTTAGTAAAGCCTTCCAAGAAGTATTAGATATTATTACAGAAGCATTTAGAAAGGTTTATAAATCACTAAAAGGTGATGAGCTTACTCCTGAATTAAAAGCGATGTTTGATGATTTATTATCTGAAGAACCTGAAGTAACCCAAGAATCTAAACAAGAACCTATTAAAAAAAGGGCATTTATAGATATCCAAGAGATTAAGGATAAATATCCTAATCTTTATAAATCATTAACAAATAAAAGTTTAAGGTATACTGGAGCTAATAAATTAACACTATCTAATATTAGGAATTTATTAGTGGAAGCAAGTCAAAAGTTTTTTAATAATGCTGGTTCTGCTACCGATTATTTAAATACGTTTATTGATATTGAAAATATTCTTGAAACATTATATGAGCCTAATGCTGAAAATATAACAAAAGAACAATTTAAAAAAAGAATAGCTGAAAGTAAAGATTTTACTAAAAATGAATTAGGGATATTTAATGCTTTAATAGATACATTGAATACTGACCAAATGCCAACTTATTTACTTGATCAGGAGTATATTAAAAGATTAAGTGGTAGGAGTAATGCAAACTTTTATGCATTTTCAAAAAATATTATTGTATCAAAACAGGCAAATGCATTTGTTCACGAAATAGGTCACTTTGCATATTATAATATTTTATCTAAAGAAGATAGAATTAATTATTTAAAATATATGATTAGCACTACTTATGATACACCTAATTCAAAAGGCAAAAGCATAGAAAGTAGATTAGCAAAAACAAGTGATAAAAATAAAGGATTTACTACAAATGTAGCAGATAATTTTGGTGAATATTTTGCAGAACAATTTTCTCAATGGTATTTAAATAAAAAAGTATTTCCAAAAGATATTGAATATATTTTTAGAAAAGTTCAATATTTTCTTGCTAAGGTTATAGAAAAAATAATATCTGGTAAATATGTAGATGAAAATCTTTCTGATTACTTTAATAAAATAGTTGGCGATATAGATAAAATTAGAAAAGAAAATAAACTTCTTTTAGAAGCAAAAGCCAAACCAGAAGTGCCTACTGAACTTACCAAGCTAGAAGAAAAATATAACAAGGATAAAAAATCTCTTACTAAGAAAGAACTTAACGATGTTCTTGAGATTAAAAGAGAAAGACGTAAGAAAGCTATGGCTTCTCTTGAAAAGGGTAACCTTTCAGAAGAAGAAGTTGCAATCAAAAAAGCTGCTATGCAAAAGCTAACAGACACAATGGTTGAAATCATTGCTCTTATTGATAAAGGTAAATTTAAAAAGGTAGAAGGAGATAAAGAGCCTACTATAAAACAAAAAATTAAAGCTGTTAATGAAGCTGGTACAACCAAAACAAAAGCTATGACTTTCTCTGAATATATGAGAGATAGAAAAAGATCTTTTGAAGAAGGATACAAGAAGGGTACTAAAGATAGAGCAGCACAAGAGCAGTATAGAAAAGCAATGCTTAATGTAGCTATAGAGTATTTAGCATCTAAGAAATTAGGTAAGTTAAAAGAAGCGGCATTAAGATCATTAATAAGAGCTGCTGCTAAGGTTTCTAATATGTCTAAGCTAGAAACTTTCATTAAGAGAGTTGACTTAATTATGGCTAAGGCTGATTTTATTGAAAAATACAATGAGGCTAAAACTTTAAAGAAAGAATTAGATACGAATAAAAAAGGTGGTGCTACTCAATTAATACAAAGATTGAAAAACATTAATCTTGACTACCTACCAGAAAGTGGTATAGATAAAGTTATAGCAATTGCTAAGGAGCTTAATTCTAAACGCCCTGATATGTCTACAGTTATTCCAAATATGAAAGAAGTATTGGATCTTGAAGAGGCAGGCTTTAGAGAAGCTATGAGAGCTAACTACGGTGAGCTTGGATTACTTGGTGGCTCTATATCTAAATTCATGGACAATGAAGAGATTTATAAGAACTTAAAGAAATTAATTGAATACCAATTGATATCTAAAGAACAAGTTTCTGAAGTTGAATTAGAAAATGCTAAAACAGTATTAAGAAATAAACTTGAAGAAGCTTACAAAAAGATAAAAGATTTTGTAGATAATAAAAAGACTATTGATAATCTAGGCGAATACTTAGATATTAAAAAAGCTATTAAGGCATATAACAGAACTGTAAGACAGATAGATCAAGTGATGCCTGAGTTTGCTCAGAAGTTTGAACTACTTACAGACGCTGACAATGAAATATCTCAACGCTTAGGCAAAGAAATTGAAACTTCATTAAAAGAGTTTAAAGAGGAAGTAATTAAAGTATCATTAAATACTTCTGCTAATCTTAGAGAATATGCATTGTCTGATGCCTTTAAAGAAGAGTCAGGATTAAGCCCAGAATTAAATGAAATCTTATCTAACCACTTAGCAAACTTTGCTAATAATATGGATAGAGAAACGATGAATGATTTATCTGTGGAAGATATTGCAGACTATACTTTCTTTGCAGAACAAGCATTACTTGGTTATATATCACCTGAAATCTATGAAACATATAGTAAGGTGGGTGCTATTAAAGCTAAGAATGATACAATGCAGGATCTAGAAAGTGTAATGGAAAGCGATTCTAAATTACAAAGAGATATTGCTAAGATTAACGCAAATTATAAAGGTGCTAAATCAAAAGAAGATTTTGTAAAAATAATGACTGAATACAGAAAACATAATGTTGATTCATTCTTGGGTTCTGGAGCGGTTAGTTTATTCTATAATAATGTTTACTTCCCATTTGGTACTAACGTAACTAGAATGAGAGCTATTATAGCTGACTTAACTAGTGATTTTCTTAAACTAGATGATGAAATGAATGGTATTAGTTTATCATATGGAATCCCTAGTCCTAAAATACTTGGTGGTAAAAAAGTTATTGCAGCAACTAAAATTGGTAAACTACTTGGGTCTGATAAATCTATAGAAGATGTTAAGAATACCATCATGATTTTATTGCAACAATTAGATTTTATTACTAATCTAGAAAATCCTGAAAAAGCAAAAGAAAAAGTTTATTTTGATGCATTTATAAACAATAAAGAAAAGAGAGATGCTCTTATTAGAGGTGCAAAAGATGAACAAGGGATGAAGGATTTAATCAAAAGTTATGAAAATGCTATTGAAATTATTTCTAAATTACAAAGTGCTATTAAAGATAAAAATAAAACACTTTCTGAAAAGGCGGCAGGATTAATTACAAGTAAAACTGCTGAAACTTTATCTAAAACTACAGATGCGGGAGTTACTTTAGAAACTATTAGCGGAGTAGAAGAAATACTAAATGAATTAGCTAACTCAAATCCTGTTGTAAAAGCATACATAGATGTTATACGTAAGACAATATCTTCATTTGAAGCTTATACTGAAATGAATACAATGATGAAGGGTGAGCAATATTACTCTTTACCTAACTACATGGCTAGACAGTATGTTTCAGGAAATTTAAATACAGTAAGTACTTCGGATAAAACAGCTCAATTATTAAAAGGTTCAGAATTATTCCAAAGAATTAAGAAAAATTCATCTGCTACTTATAGTCGTGAAGGCGATGGACTAAAACCTAGAATTATTAATCCTAAATCATCTTTAATGATGCACGCAAATGATGTCATGATGGAATACTCTTTAAAAGGTATAATGGAGGCATCTCTTGATGGTATTGCTTTAGCTGAACAACAAGCTACAACAAAAGGGGAAAAAGACTTTTTAGCGGCTTGTAAAGAGTCTATGAATCTAATGTTAGAAACAGAATTTGTAACTTCTAAAACAGAAGGTGTTAGTAAAATGGCACTAGAACTTTTAAACTTACAAACAACATTACTTGTTGGTAACGCACTTAGACAGCCTGCCGATTACGGGGGTAACCTTATAAAAGTAGGTACAAGTGTCGATGGGGCTAAAGTACTTATTAATAACATAAAGGAACAATTAGGAACATTGCAATTACTTGAGAATGGTAACTCTAATTTAAAGGAATTACAAGAAAGAGATAAAGCTGCTTATGAATTAGCATCAATGCTTGGAGGAGAATTCCTTTGGGCTGAGTCAGAAAGAAAAGCAAGTCAAATATCTGGTAATATTAGTGGGGAACAAGTAATGGGTAATAAAACAATTAAGTTAGCATGGGCTGATAGATTAATTGTATCTAATGTTTACTTGCCATTATTTATTAAATATTTTGAGCAATCTGCTAAGAAGAAATTTAATCCTAAAGAATTTAACGAAAATCCTCAAAAGTATTATTTAGATAATTTAAAAGCATTACAAACTGCAACTAGAGAAGCGGATAAATTTATAGCAAAAACTCACGTTTCTAAGAATCCATTAACTAAACCTGAAATTGTTAGTTTACTTGGGATGAAACTAAAAAGAGATGCTGTATCTACTAGACTATTATTTAGTTTAACAGGATATAATGCGAATGACTCTGAGGTTATTAAATCAATTTTAATGGACTTGTATTATGGTAATGGTAATAGAGGCCTTAAATTAGCTCAATTAGCAGGAAGGGTATCAAGATCATCTGTATCAAATGTTGCATATATGGCATCATATAAAATTATATTTGGTACATTGTCAGTATTAATACAATCTGGAATTGGTTTCTTTGATGATGATGATGATAAAGAATTTGCTAAAGTATTATTAAAAGAGTGGGAGGAATTCTACCAACAATATTTAACTAAAGAAGGATTACAACAAGATCTATTAGGCTCTATTGCTACTATGTTAACTGGTCAATACCAAAATATAGTTAGACCTATTGTAAATGTTAGTTTATTTGCAGCTATGAAAGCAGGCTTATTAGGTAAAAACACTAAAATGAGCGAAGAGAAATATAAGAAGATTATTAGATCAACTAGATCAGCTAATTTCTTTACTAAGCAATATGCACCTAAATATGATGTACCAATGGTAATGGTAAATGAAGCAGCAGGATTAATTGGATTAAGTTATGTCGCATCAATGGCAGCTGAAAATGCAATGACTATTGGTAAAACATTATCAACTGAAGGTAAAGCTAAAAATATTGACTTTATAGCAGCAACTACCGCTGGGTTACAATTAGCTAATGCATCGGCAATGTTAATGGGTGTAGGTTATGGCTCTGGAACATATAATAAGGTTAGTGACCAAGTTAGAAGTGTGGTTAGAGAGGAGCAAAGAAAACAGAAACCATCTAAAGTTCAATCTATACAATCATTATTAAGACCAAGAAGTACAATTAAAAAATTCAATCCACTAAAACCATAGTGATTAGAACTAAGGGGGATTAATAATCCCCTTTTTTTTGTTATATTTGCTATGAATAATACCCTTATCATATGGCATTTGAAATCAACTTTTCTTGTTCACAAACAGTTAATTGTGAGCTATTTACGCTTACTGATACGTCATTAAATTATAATGAGATAACTCCTACAACAAGGTCTGTAGAGATTACCTTTTCTGATGCGTCTGTAGAGATTATTAACTTCCCTTTTGTTGACGGAGCTGGCGATACGCTTGAAGTTCCAATTGACAAGGATTACACTATGTCTATAAAGATGATAGTAAACGAGATTTACGATATCACAATTGTGTATATCGCTACGTGTAACACAGATGCATATTACAGAAGTTTAGGGGCAGAATTAGATGACAAATTAGATAATGGGGGTTGTACAGATTGTATTTTAAATAGAATGGAAAGGATTGACAACTATAGAAATAGTGCTGTATCTTATGCCTCTATTAATATATTAGCAATTAGCCAAGAGTTTTTAAATAGAATACCATCAGTATATAGTTTAACTTGTATTTGTAGTTAATAAGGATGCGACCAATAAATGAGATACAGATATACTTAGCTTTTGCAAGGATTGTCCTTGGTGAATATTGGTATAGTATATTGCAAAAATTGAGTAGTGGGGAAGAAATCACAGAATATGAGTGGCATAGAGTTAGAATTGTAAAGGCTTTAATCAAAACTATTCAGTATAATATTGATTATGTGCCTACGCAAGTGCAGTTGATTAATGAGCAGTTTAATACATTGCTAGATTATCTACCTGCAAACTTCCTTTCTACCACCTACGATATTCATAATCCGCAGATGACTCAGCTTATTAACCAGATCTTTATAGGTACGGTTGATAAGGCTACTAACTTAATCTTTGGTATTGTGAGATTATCAGCTCCAGCTTTAGATCCTGACGATCCAATTGTAATCGCAGAGAATGATGCTAGGGTTGCAGAGTGGACGGAGGCTAGTAATAAGATGCTTGTTGATACCAATGTAACATTGGGAGATACTTATATAGTAGATTTAATTAGTAATGATAGTTCGGTATTATCATTTGATATACCGCAGTCATACAGACATATACAAAGTGCAAATAGTACAAGTTGGGTAATAACACATAACTTAGGGTTTAGACCCTCAGTAACAGTAATAGACATAGAAGGGGATGTGGTGAATGCGAATATATTATATAATACAGCGAATCAATTAACAATAACATTCTCATCTGCAATAAAAGGTGAGGCTTACTTAAACTAATATGCAAAAATTTCTCACCGACATTAGAATGGGTCAAGGTACAAGTATTATAAACCTTGTAGTAGATCCACGTTCAGAAGCACCTTCATCACCTACGGAAGGTCAAGTTTATTACAACACCGTAGACGATGTCTTGTACTACTACAATGGTACATCATTCGTTACTTTTGGTGATATCACAGCGGTACTTACTCCTTCTGGATCAGGTATGTCAGGCGGTGGTACGGCAGGTGCAATTACCTTGCAGGTAGTAGTGGATAACTCTACTATTGAGATTGATACAAACACAATCCGTTTAAAGGATGGTGGTACTACATTTGCAAAGTTAGCTACGGCTGCTTGGGTAGATTCAATCACAGGTAACTCATCAGTAAAGTTAACAACTGAAAATGCTGTTAAGACTTATGTAGACTCTGCGGTTGCTTCATTAGGTTACTTCGTTGGTGGTTTTGCAGCAGGTTCTGCTACAGACTTCCCTGTTGCACCGGGTGGAACAAACAAAGGTGACTACTGGAGAGTAACATCTAACGGAACTATTCATGGTGCTGTGTTAGAAGTTGGGGATGTTATTATTGCGAATATTGATAATCCAAATGTTACTACAACTACAGATTGGACAATTTTACAAACGAATGTAACTCAAGCGACAGAAACTGTTGCTGGTATTGCAAGACTTGCTACACAAGCAGAAACAAATACAGGTACTAACGATACAACAATCGTTACACCTTTAAAATTAACTACATTATTAGATGCAAGGGTTGGTGGTTACGCTGTTACAATTGGTAACGGATCAGCTACATCATTTGCAATTACCCATGGATTAGGTACTTTGGATGTGATTGTACAGATTGCAGAGGTTGCTACAGGTGATACAGTTTACACTAATGTTGCTAGAACTTCTACATCTGTTGTTACGGTAACCTTTGCGGTTGCTCCATCTGCAAGTCAATATAGAGTGATTATAAAAAAATAATTTAAATAAAATATGAATTTTTTATCTGTTTTATACGCAAAGGCGGGGATAATTGTAGATGGTGTTACGACACTAAACAATACAGCTACAGCATTAACGCCTGCAACTAATGATAATTCTACCAACATTGCTACAACTGGTTATGTTAAGAATCAAAATTATTATCCGTATCCAACAGGTACAACTTCTCAGTATGTTAGAGGTGATGGCAGCTTGGCTACGTTTTCCCAAGGAGGGGGCGGGGGCGGATCATCGGTAAATTACTATTTGAATGGTAGTGTTTCTCAAGGGACGATAGGTGGAAATACTTATTATGAAATGAGTAAGAATGCTATAATAGGTACAAACGCTGATTTTAGTATTAATGCTGATGGTTATGTTGCTCAGTTTGTAACGGATGCGGGTGACCCTGCATTGTTAAATATACCGGGTGGTAACTGGAACTTTGAGATGTTTTTCTCTGCAAGTTCAGGTGGTGGTACTCCAAGTTTTTATGTAGAATTATATAAATACGATGGTACTACGCTTACCTTAATTGCAAGTGGTTCTACTGCTCCTGAATCTATTACAGGCGGTACAGCTACAGATTTATATATTACTGCATTAGCAGTCCCTACAACTACCTTAACATTAACTGATAGGTTAGCTGTTAGGGTTTATGTTAACCATAGTGGTAGAACGATTACACTCCATACACAGAATGGACACTTGTGTCAAGTTATCACAACATTTACTACAGGCTTAACAGCGTTAAATGGGTTAACTGCTCAAGTGCAGAACTTTGCTGTTGGTACAAGTGGTAGTGACTTTGCTATTTCAAGTGTAACAGATACGCATACATTTAATTTACCTACAGCATCGGCTACTAAACGAGGGGCTTTAAGTTCTATCGATTGGTCGGCATTTGATGCGAAGGTTGACTTTGGTGACTTATCTGCTACATCTCCACTTAACTATAATGGTAGTGGGTTATTTAGTATTGCTCAATCAAGTACTTCAACGAATGGATATTTATCTTCTACTGATTGGAATACTTTTAATAATAAACAAGATGCTTTAACAAATCCTATCACAGGCACAGGAACAACTAATTTTATTTCAAAATGGAGTGGTACAAATACATTAACTGATAGTTTGTTTTTTAGTGATGCAGATGTTGCTAAAACTATTAGAAGTGATGGATATAATGTAGGTTTATACTTAAATCTTGATACTACTTTGTTTGCTTTAGGATATACTGAAACGGGGGATTGGGAAAATGAAAATATTGTTGGTTTTAAAGCAACAAATTATGTATTTACAATGGGCGATACGGGTTTTAATCAAGGTACGCATTTGTTTATAGATGACCAAAATAAAATTATCAAAACAGCAAGTAATAGTACAGACAAAGGTTTATATTTAGATTTTGCAACTAATATTCATAAATTTGGTGTAATAAATACAAATGGAATTAAAGTAGGAATTTCAAATACTCAAATAGGAGATTATGATTTTGATGATACGGGAACAATTTTATCAGTAAATAGAGGTACTGAAATCATCAAAACATCAAGCCAAGGTACAGACACAGGTTTGTATTTAGATTTTTTAAATGGTATTTCTAAATTAACAAACTTTTCGGGTCAAGGCTTTTTTCAACAATCATATGAATCATCAATAGGGGATATTGATGGTAATGTTGAAGGTACTTCATTATATGTTAATGCGAGTGATAATTATATTAAAACTAAAAGTGGTGGTTCAGACAAAGGTTTGTATTTAGATTTTGCAAATAATTATTATAAATTAGGAGATTATGATTTATCTAATAATGGTACTGCTATTGAAATAGATGATGCAAATAGTTATATTTCTACAAGAGGAAATTATGCTTTAAATGGTTTAGAATTAAATTGTTTAACTGAAGTTTATACATTAGGAGATTTTAACGGAAATAGTAACAGTACAAAAGTTAGTGTAGATAATGTTAACCAAATTATTAAAACACAAAATCAAGGTTCAGTCAAAGGTATTATTTTAGATTTTGCAAGTAATTTTTACCTTTTTGGTAATGCTGATAATGCTCCTAATCAATTAGCAATAAGTGGTAATGAATTAATTTTGGGAGATGCTTTTAATAATATTAATTCTACCAAATTTATTGTTAATGATAGTGTTCAAATCATCAAAACACAAAATCAAAGTACAGACAAAGGTTTGTATATTGATTATGCTGCTTATGATAATACCACTACTCATAATGTCCCTCTATTAGATGGTACTTATCAAAATTTTCCAAATGCGTTAGGAATATTTCAAAACAATGATTCTGTAACTTTTTCAAATCATAATTTTTGGTCAACCGATGGTTTATCTTCTTTAAAATTTGGACAATATGTTGATACTGCATCTGATGGTGGTGGATATATACTAATAAATTTAGATAAAGGTAATTGGGGGCATTTTGATGATAGTTATATGAATTGGAATCCCGAAGAAGGTTTTAATCTTATTAATTATAATAGTATTACTTTAAACTCAATCGCATATGATAACTCAAATAATTCGAGATTATTTTTAGATGGTTATTCAAGTAGAATAGAATTAAATGCAAATAGAACTAATTATAAAAACCTTACCACTACTGCAATTAATGCTTTAACTGCAACTGCAGTTGAAGGGGATGTTGTTTATAATAATACAACACACTTATTAAACTTTTATAACGGAACTGCTTGGCAAGGTGTTGGTACAATCACAGGCACAGGAACTACTAATTATTTACCAAAGTTTACTGGAGCAAGTGCTTTAGGAAATTCTTTAGTTTATGATAGTGGTACTGCAATAGGTATAGGAACTACTACTCCAAGTGAAATTTTAGATGTAAGAAATATAAATAGAGAAGCAACTAACGGAGAGTTTACTCAATTATTATCTTCAACAAATAGTCAAGATGCAGGAATTGGTGCAAGTTTAGGTTTTGGTGGATTTACAAATGGAACTTCAGGTTATACAACTTTTTCTGGACTAAAAGGATTTAAAGAAAATGGAGATGGTGGTAATACGGCAGGTACTTTAGCTTTTTACACAAGATTAAATGGTGGTGCAATTGCTGAAAGAATGCGTATCACATCTGTGGGTAATGTAGGTATAGGAACTACAAGTCCTGCAAGATTATTAAACATAAGCGGTGCAGGAACTGATGGTACTCAATTACAAATTAATGGAACAGTTGATTCAGCAGGTATTAAATTCGTACCATTAACAGGAGATGCTTGGGAAATCCAAGCTAATGATTCAAGTCAGTTTTTTGTTTACAATAGAACAGATTCTGCTTATAGATTTTTAATTGATACTAATGGTAATGTAGGTATAGGAACAACAAGTCCAAACCATCTTTTTACAATAAATCAAACTACATCAGGCGGAACTTACTTTGGATTGTATCAATCTTATGTGGATGGTAACGATTGGAGAAATTGGGTTATTGGAACAAATGACCAAGCATTTGGAGATTTTGTAATTAAACAATCAAACGCAACAGGTGGTAATCCAAATTCAGCAGGAACAAATAGATTTTATATTTCAAAAACAGGTAATGTAGGTATAAATACAATTCCTGATGCAGGTTCTAAATTCCAAGTTAAAATTGATACTAATCTAAATATAGCTTTTAATAGTGATTCAGGTATTGCAAGAATTAGTACTTTTAATGATGCAGTTACTTCGGTTGTTCCTTTAATAATTAATGCAGCAGATTTAAGATTTAATGCAAATTATGCTGAAAGAATGCGAATTACCGAAGGTGGTAATGTTTTAATCGGCACAACCACAGATGCAGACTTTAAGTTAAATGTATTAGGTAATTCAAGATTTAGTGGTAATGCATTTGGAGAGAATGGAATAAATTCTTTTGGTTCAAATGGAGGAAATGGAGTTTATGCAGTAGCAGGTGGTTCAGCGGGTTCGGCATTTTATGGATATACAACAGATGCAAGTTCTTTTGGTGGTACTTTTGAAAATACAGGAGGAGGTACTGCTTTAAGAGTATTAGGTAGTGCTTCATTCTCAAGTAGTTTAGTCGCAGTTGCATTAGGTATTAGTTCAACCGCTAACGCAACTAATCCTGTTACAGGTTCAATTGTTTCGGCAGGAGGATTAGGATTAGGTGGAGATATATTCTTACACCAAGCAGCGGCAAGTGGTCAAAACTATTCATATATTAAAACTGTTACTACAACAGCCAATACTAATACCCTTATATTAGGTACTACCTATGGGTATAACACAAATGTTGATGCAGTTTCTTTTTATAATGGTACTGCAACTTTTTCATCAACTATAACTGCTACTAATGGTATATTTAATAATGCAGCAGGTGGCTCTATTGCTTTTAACTATGGTGGGACAGATGATTGGATAGTTGGAGAAAATACAGGTGCAGCAACAAGAGATTTTAATATCTATAATCATAATAGAACATCAATTGAGTTAAGTATAAGCAGAGCAAGTGGAGCTGCAACTTTTGTATCAAACGTAACAGCTAATTCATTTATTAAATCAGGTGGTACATCAGCACAGTTTTTAAAGGCAGATGGTAGTGTAGATTCAAGCACATTTGTAGGTGCTAATTATGGATATTCTGTACCAATGACCCAAACAGGAGATTGGATGGGTATGACTACATCAAGTGGTATAACGGGTTGGACTCACGTTATTAATATTGCTTGGGATGCATCTACTCAAAATAATTGGGTAAGTCAGATTGCATTTGCTGCACAAGCAGGGACAGGTGCTTATTATAGAACAACGGCAGGTGCAATTACAAGTGTTGGTTGGACACAATTAATAGACGGAAATAATATTGGAGGTTATTTAGCAGGATACTTACCTTTAACAGGCGGAACTATTACAGGTGACTTAACGGTAAACAATAAGGTTTATGTAGGAACAAATGGTTGCTACTTCCAAGAAGTTTTAATTAGCGGTGTATACGAATTACAAGTAGTAGATTCAGCAGGTAACATAACGGTATTATCATAATGGGATTATCAACTACATATAAATTAAATACAAATAGGCAGACTTGGCAAGATAATGATGTTAAATCAGATTTTGACAATGTAATAGGTACATTCCTTGTATCAAATTATAATAGTTTGATATCAGGTGATTGCCCTATGACTTCTTTTAAAATAAAAGTTGCATATAGACAGGGCAATACAAATGTACTTGATGCTGAACTATATGTAATGCTTGTAGACTTAGGAGCAGGCATTCAATTTTTGCCAAGTGGAGTGGATGTAGCTAATGTTTTCCCTATATTAACAGGAGCTGATATGCTAAACTATCCTCATCTTATATTTAGTGATAACCCTGATATTGTTGCATATTTTTATATTACATTCGTTTATAATTCTACAGTACCTGAAGGGTACCTTTATGATATTATTATACATAGCCCAAGATTAATGGATGGGGTAATGATTGCAGAGGTTTACAATTATACACTATATCAATAATGCCTACTAATTTAATAAGATACAACGGGGTCAACGACCCTCAACAAAATATAGTTGAGATAGATTTATCGGTTATTCCAACTGATTCATTATTTACTATTGATATATTATATTCGTGTAGGAATTTACAAAATTCAACAGCAGAACAAACAGCAATATATAGGTATATTATTTTTTGTGTAAAATATGGTATGGGAAGCTATGCTCTTATAAAATATACCAAACTTGTAGATTTTGGATGGAACCTATCATTATATGATTTATTAATCCCATCTCTTATTCTTGGAGATACATTATATTTAGATTTAGTAAGTCTTAATGGTGATACAACTGTTTTATTTGATTGTAAATTAGAATATTAATATGTATAGCTATAGAAAACAAATACAAGTATCTGAAGGAATTTTGCCATTTTCCCAACAAGTTATTAATACGTTAGATTTATCAACAATTAATCTACAAAATAAAATAGCAGATGTGGAGATAAAGGCTACCTTGTATGATTATGCTAATGTGTTATCTTCTTTATTATATTATCGTAATGTTCAAGTAGTAGACCCTTCTGCAACCCCTCAATATACTAACAATTTCCCTTCATCATTTTTAGTAGTTCCTGACCCATCTTCAGATGGTGCATATTTTGATAGCAATGCTTATTATATCCAATCAACCTCAACTATTAGAATTGTAGGGTACAATAATTCAAGTAACCCTGTTAATGTATTGTGTATAATAGACTATAAAATAAACTTTTATTAAAATAAATACTTATCTTTGCTTAAATTAGAAAAAAATGGAACCAACACCAATGACAAATGGCTTAAAGCCTATCGAACCAGTAGTAGTACCGACATTAGGAACAGCTACTCAATTGTATGTACAAGCTAATAGCTTCTCAGCTTCAGCTATAAACTGTACATTATATTACTACTTAGCTGACGCTAATGGTATGCAGTTATTACAAGGTAATGTGCAAATGACTGACGAGCAATTCGCAACTTGGGGTACTGATAACTCAGTATTGTACGAGATTGTAGCGGATGAAAAAGGCTTAGTCCTTATTGTAGAGTAATTTAAATTTAAATCTATATGAATCAAAAGAAGAAAGCTACGCTAAAACTTGCTCAAATCATGTCTTTAGAGGCAGAGATTGGCGGGTTACAAAACCAACAGACAGGTGAGTCGATTTTAAAAGGCTTGTTAAGCCATAAAATGCCGATGATCGCCAAGTTTAAACTGAAAATGTTACTTAACTCCCTATCAACCATCAAAAAAGCAAACGATGAGTTGAGAGAAGAGTTAATAAAAGAGTATGGTACTGAAGGAGAAAATGGTTCTATTTCAATCCCTATGTATGTAGATGCAGAGGCAGAAGTAAAAGAATTCAACCCTAAGTATGTAGAGTTTGCAAACAAAATGGAAGAGCTTTTAGCTAAAGAAATTGAGTTTGAATTTGAAGAAATTACTATGGATGAGTTAAAAGAACTAGAAACTGAGGAGTCATATCCTGTGTTTATGGACTTACTTATCTTGGTAATGGATAAATAATAGTACTCTCTCGACCCCAACTAAGCCACGCAGAAATGTGTGGCTTTTTTATTATATTTGTATATGTTTAACAACCAATGTCAACCTTTTTAAAAGATATGGATTTCTTCACTCAAGAACTGAGAGATAAGCCGATTATAGGAATAATTAGCGGTGTTTCTTCATGGGCAATATATCAAATAAACTTAATACAAATGTCATCATTTTTTGCAGATACAAATCCTTTTTGGAATCTAATTAGTAAGATGGGTATTCTCATCGGTTTTATGATTGCATTAATGACATTGATGCTAAAGGCTAGAGATTTTTACCATAAAATTATTAAATAATGAAAAACTGGAAAACAACATTAATGGGTGCTACATTAGCAGTCCTTACAGCGTGGAGTACAATTTCTTTAGAAGAGCAATTAACACCTAAAACTATTTTAATGTTAGTGATTAGTGGTGGTATCGCTGCTCTTGGTTATTTAATGAATGACGATATTCTAAAAGGTAAAAAGTAATTTATGCAACTATCTAAATACTTTACGCTAGGAGAGTTAACACCTTCTGCAACTGCAAAAAGATTAGGCATTAAAAACAATCCAACACCTGCACATTTAGAATGCTTAAAATTACTAGCTACAAACGTCCTAGATAAAGTTCGTGAGCATTTTGGTAAACCTATATGGATTTCATCAGGATATCGCTCTAAGGCTTTAAATGATGTAACACCGGGATCTAGTGCAACATCACAACATTGTTCTGGTGAGGCGGCTGATTTAGATCAGGATGGTAGAGGTACAGGCGTTTCTAATAAGATGGTATTCGATTACATTAAAGACCATTTAACATTCGATCAATTAATCTATGAGTATGGTACGGATGCTAACCCTGATTGGGTTCATGTAAGCTGGGAATCAACTGGTAAACAAAGAAAGCAAGTATTGCGTTGTACTAGGGTGAATGGTAAGCCTGTCTATACTCCGTATAAGTAATTAGAATAATCTTACATACTTATAGTTACCTTCAGAATCTATATACTGAACCACATATTTACCCCTTATTTTAAGGATTCTAGGTTGGTATAGGTATATTGCCGTAGATATCATCAGCACACAGAGTGCAAGTATTGCAAATGCTTGTTCCATACGCAAATATAATAAATTTTGCATGAAGTTTTAGTAAAGTTTCATGCACTTTTATTGCTAGAGTTCCCAATTTGGGAACTTTTAACTTGTAATTAAAGTCACAAAATTGCATATAATTGTGCCTTATAAGACACTTTAGTATGCAAATGCGTATAAATATAAATATTTGCGGCTCAAAAAAGCAATATATTGCACCTTATCGGGTATAAAAATGAGCTACAAAGTTATTTTATACCCTATCGGTGTTATCTGTTCACAAATCTTGAACAATCAATTTTAATGAACACTTATCCCATCATTGCGCCTATCATACTCACGCCCATTTTTCAATTAAAATTAAATATCCACCTGAGGTATGACCCATAGTACTTCCTGTTGAAACATGTTGTGGTGTTACTGAAGTTATTCTCCATCCCTCATCAAGCCATTTTTTTATTTGGATTTCCATTGTAAATGCACCTGTGTTAGGTTCAATTACTATAAAATGTTGATTATTATTGCTCATTTGTTAAATGTTCTTTTGGTGCTTGTTAAATGTTTGCATGAATTTTTAGTAAAGTTTCATGCATTTTGTCCAGTTAATTCATTAAAAAACAGGACATTACACGCCTTGTAATATTTGCAGGTGTTAAATCTTGTCGATTCCACCTATAGATCAAATGTATAGTAGGTGTTAATTGTTCCCACTAAGCTCCTTTAAATAAGCCTCCTGATCGACTAACTCCGTCTTAGGGTATATTTCCTTATAGTCACCATCTTTAATCAAGCAGGCGGTATGTAATGCAGCGACAGCGTTAAATGCTAGTGACCTTAAGTCTACGAAATTTCCTGTCTTCTTATATTCACAATAGTGCCTCATTAAACTTGCTAAACATTCCTCCACAGGGATACCCTTTAGGTAATTAGTAGCACCAAAATCATTAGCGTTTCCAGCCAAATGCTCTCCAAGTGCTTCAATTGCTAGAGCAGAAACCCAATCAGGTCTAGGTCTGCCTGTATCATCAGAGCGTACAGCTCCACTAGGAAATCTTCTTATTTTTTTAGATGATTGGATATCAAATTTAATGCTAGGAGGAGTTGTACCTATAATACCAACACCTGTACCTGTAATGTCAAAAACTTCTACACAATGGCTTTTCAATATACCAATAGAGTATGTTCTATTACCTATTGTATGGTTAACGATAACATGCTTTGCTTCTTCTTTTAATACTTCATAAATGTTACCTACATATTGCCTGTAAGCACCATCTTTTTCTATAACTTTAATTTTCATAATCTTTGTGTTTAATTAGTAAGCCCCCAATCAAGGGGGCTTAGTGTTAGAAAGGTAATACGTCTTCTGTTGGCTCTTGAGGTTTATCTTTTTTGATAGCCTTTTGTGCTACACCATTACTCCAAGTTGTTTTAGCGTTAGCTAAGTACACAGCTTTTGTAAAAGTAGGCGAGTCCTTCTTTCTTTCTTCTTCCGATCTAGCAATGGTGATCGAGATGTCGTTATCATACTGATCAGGCTCATCATTTGCTGAGATTGTAATGTTAATCCATTGAGCACCATTTTTGCCCTCAATGATTTTTGATTTGTCAATTTGACTTATGTTAAGTCTTCCGTTTGCAATAAATGCCATTTTTTTGTTGTTTATAACCTTTACAACACACTTAGGGCGGTGTTGCTTAACCCTTCAAACTTGAAACAAAGGCTAACACTTCTCTTTGGTTCTTACAAATCACAATCTGTGGCTTGATTAGTTTTCCTTCGTAAAATAAACCCCCGTTTAAAACACATACGAAGTCAACGACCTCCAAGAAATATTTCTTTATTAGTTTAATCTTTAAACTCCATTGGTCATTTGCATAACCCTTTGCTTCTAGTACAATGTTATGATCAGGAAGTATAAAGTCTGGAGTCCAACTTATTTCTCTAATCAACTCATCGTTATATCTAAATTTATCAAAGATAACTAGTTTATACTTTAACGCAAATTTTATTTTGTGTAATTTTAATTGTGCGTACACATACTGCTCTAACTTAGAGTCAAATGTTATACCATCGTAGCTAACCTTTGTTGCATTTCTAACAGCACCTGTAGATGGCTTAGATACTTTGCGAACTCGGCTCATATCTTTCAATCTTGTCCTCATTAAACTTGCATTGTATCCCTGCCTCTGATTGACATATCCAATTTTGGTGCGTATAAGAGAAGTACATTACCTCCCAAACCTCTCCGAAGATTTCCCTAGCCTCATTGTATTGAGCCTCTGATAAGCCTTCTCTATTGATTTTTAGAACTACTTTATCACCCTTGGTGAATAATGCACTCCTCTTACTATTTTTATCCGTTATAAACATATTTTAATTATTGTGAACGGTATCAAATATAGCACTATATGGGCTAACCTAGTCTATTTCAGCTAAATACTTTTCCACAATCTCTTTGAATGTCTTATCGTAGGTAGTAGCAATTGAATCAATTAGCTTTTTAGTATGCGATAATTTAGTTGCCAGAACCTTTGGGTTATCAATATCAAACGCTGACATCATAGAGAATAACTCTTGCTCACATCTGCTATAGATAGCGTATAGATCAGGATTGTGCTTCTGCAATTGTTGGTCACCAAGTATAGAATTGTAGTGTAGTATTGTCGAATGATCGAGTCCTAACTTCTTTCCAACCTTCTGCTTTGTCCACAAGGTAAACCTATACATCAAATGCCCAGCAACCATTCGTGCTGTTTTAATATAACCCTTCCTAGACTTCCCTAGTATTTCAACCTCAGCAACACTTAGTGTATTTTCAATAGCTACAAGGATATGCTTATAGATAGCATCATTCCACTCGTTGTACTTACTTTCTTCGAGTAACTTATTGATAATGTTTAATCCTCCTGCAAGAATAATAACATCTTCGGTAATTGCCGACACAGGTTTAATTCCTTTCGGTGTGACGTGGTAGTTTAATTTGTAAATCATAACTCTCTAAAATTAATTTCGTTTTCTAATAACTTTACTTTGTTTCTTAATTGCTCCAGCTCTACCTCTTGTATTGCTACAACCCTTGATAGGTTTAGGTTATGCTTAGACTCAGCATCAAGTTCATCCACAATCTCAGAAATATATTCGCCAACCTTGCTCAGAGCTTTGGCGTATCTCTCGTACTCTTCAGACTTTTCGGGGTTAGTCTTCATTGTATCAGTTGCGGCTATGACAAACTTGATGCCTACTAAGTCAATTAAGTTTAATGCATTTAATTTTTCTAGCATATTCTTCATGATACGCTGATGGTAAGGATGTCTTCAACAATTTCATTAAGGTACTTATCAATAAACTCATCCATCTGCTCGTATACAAAGATAGGCGTGTCGGTATGCTTTACATCGGATACATCTATCTCTATCTTCACCATACCATTAGCACCAACGATCAGGTTCTTTTCTACCCATTTAACGATGTCTTGTTTCTCTAGGATGCGTTCATGTATCTTATCATCGTAAGCATACGCAACATAGTACTCTGTGTGATTCTTTAATGCGACCTTGTCTACATTTAAAATCTGCGGTGTTTTTAGTTTAGTCATTTTGTGTTGCGATAAAATCAATAATTGTGTCTATACTTTTGTTTGTGATTAATGACTTGCAGTTTGCGAAATCATTAAAGTAAGTAATTACATCCTCTCTTAAGAATGCGTTCCATACCTTTGTGTGTTCGTTGTAATGGAATAAATAATCTACTAGGTTTCTCATAATTTTTTTTTAAAATGGTGGTGGTGAATCAAATTGTGTTGATGGTTTAAGTTCTGACTGCGTTACTTTACTATTTAATACTCGTTGTCTTTCCTGATCCATTGTCTTATCTCTTTCGTACTGCTCAAATGCGTATGACTTAAACATAGTGTCAAAGGTGTTATGCATTTCGTAGTACCTACTCTTTTCTACATCAAACCATAGCCTTGCAATTCCTACTTTACCTATTCCTTTTGGCTTTGCTTTCTGTATAGCTATTACAACTTCGTTACCATCGTAAGGTCTATTCTCCTGCACATCCAACATTCCTTTTGGAGGTCGCCAAGCAGCTATCATTGCATCACCTTTTCTGCTCCAGCTTTCTCCACCTGCAATTTGTCGGTATGTAGGAAGAGGATAGTAAAAGATAGGCTCTCCATTTTGCCCTGTAGCTTCTTGTAACTGCTGACTAGCAACATGGGTGATTAAACAATTGTGTCTATTCTTATCCCTAGCATTCCTTCTGATTCTACCAAGAATTGATTCAAGGTACATATCTCTAGGCATACCATTTAAGTCATGTCGATACTCGTTTATCGGGTCAGCTAAAGTAGTTTGTATTTTAACATTATGCTCGGTTTCAATTTCATCTACCAGATCATAAAATTCAGGTATAGTAAAATCATAAGAGCCGGCATCAATAATGTAAAAGTATTGGTCAAGTTCTGCCGTTAATCTAAACACTTCTTGCTTTGTTAATCGGTTTATCTTTTGATCCCTATTTAGGTTACTATAAAAAGGTTTCCCTACCCACTTATGCATCAACTCAATTGCGATATCCGATGGGTTACCTGTTTCGGGTGAATAGATAGCGTGTTTCCATCCATACTTTTGAGATAGATTAATTAATACCTCAAACCAAAACTCAGTCTTACCACTAGCACTAGAGCCATACAGGTATGTAGTACAGGCTAACTTAACTGAATATAAATCATGTAAACACTTGAACCCAACATCAGAACCTTTACTAACTCCATTGTCATACTTCTCATTTACTTTGTCTGCTAATTCGCTTATCTTAAAATACTTTTTCATTTTATGTGCTTCCAAAGTTTATACCTCTTTATATTACTAATTGCAGTTGGTGTTACATTATACATTGAAGATAGTTCAACTAATGTTTTTTTGGTGTTCCTAATTTCTATGACATCTAATTCAGTTAGTTTACATCTTCCATTCTTAACGCCTTCTTTTGATGGTTGTAAGCCATTAATATAAGCGTGTCTTTCATTCTCTGAATGTGTAGCCCACTCTAAATTAGAAACATTGTTATTAGTCTTTATACCATCTTTGTGGTTAACGCATCTTTTATTTTCTTTGTTTTCAATAAAAGCAATAGCCACTAATCTATGCATAAAAAATCCTTTTCTAACATTGTTTATAGATAATCTTATTTTCATATAACCAAATCTTGTTTTTTGTGGGGTTAATAACTTATAGTTACTCCTTACATTTCCTAAATTTGATATCTGATATAATCCCTCATATCCATAAACATCTTTCCAAATTTCATTTCCCATTAGTTCCCTATATTAAATCCACTTGCACCTATATTCTTTTGAGGCATTATCTTGTTGTTATTTTTTAGCCAAGTTTGCATCCTTCTATTAATATCGAAAACTTTCTCCATCTCGAATCTCATCTTCTTTGAATTAGAACTTCTCTCTGACCAATAAGTATAGAAATCTTTTATTGTATTGGTTGATAACTCATCCTTGAATGTATACCAGCACAACTGCTTGAATTCAGCATCTCTATCCTCAATAGACTCCTTCGATCCAACCATCGAGCCACTTTGCTTCGGACTCTTTGTCTGCATCGCTTGGCTCAGTTGAGAAATTGCCTTGACTAAATCCTCTTGCACTAGTCTTATAGCTTGTAGCTCTTGTATAATTATCTTTAATTCGTTCATTGCTTTTGTATAAATTATCGTAACCAATTATAAGTTTCTGAAACCAATTTAAATTTTTTAAGTATTCAGTAGTATTGTCAAGCACATCAATATGGACTTCTTCTATATCTAATATGTCTGATAGAAATCCTGCCTTACGCCTATTTAATACTGCTTGGTGCTTAAAGAAATTCTTTAGTTCTTCTAGCCTTGCAATCTCTTTGTATAATTCTTTTTCTTGCTTTTTCATGTTTTCTATGTTTTTAAAAGTTTCCATATTTGGAAACCTTTTTCTATTTAGCAAATGTGACTCTTATAGTTTCACCACCTGTAACGATTGCAGGTCTTACTTCTTCTCCTGTTTCAGGTAGATACACCGATGACTTCAATGTCTTTAGGAATGCTTCCCTTTCTTTCATCGCAGCCTTCGTAATCTCAAGGTCTTTGTTAAGGGCATCCCAAGCTGAGTCACCACAAGATGCGTAGTTATATTTAGCAGTTACCGATGGCTCTATCTTTGCTCCAAAGATCTGGGCGTTGCTACCTTTCGATAATCTCAACTCATCAATTGCTGATGGTCTAATCTCACTAATAACTTCATCCAAGATATCTCTCAACGCCATGAAATGAATCATCTTTCTAGATGGTGACATCTCGCCATCCAAGATAGGCATAGCAATTGCTTTAGCCGTATTTGCAATACTTGTTTTGGTAATGTTTTCAAAATCGAATGCTTTTGCTTCCTGCATTTCATTCGTTACATCAATAATTTTAAATGCTGTCTTTGTCATAATTTTTAGTTGTTTAGTGTTTGTTTAATTTCTTTCCAATTGATTTTTTGTTTGCATTCAGGGCAATGTGTATACTTTGTTATCCATCCCCTTCTACCATCTAGCTTTTCTTTTGTTGTTAAATGTTCCCCTAGTTGACCTAACTCATAATCTAATGTTGAAATTGTTACCTCTTCAGATTTGAATCTAGGGTTTACTATTGCTACGGTACAATCGCATCCAGATATATAATTCCAACCATTATATTTAAACATTTTTTTCATAATTTTATTTGCTAGTTATTTTTCTAATCTTTAAAATTAATTCTCTTGGTAATTTCTTTCTTCTGCCGTTGCAAAACCCTACGATTCGTTGATAGTCTTCCATCATATCATGTGACTGACACATCTGCAATGCTGAATTATATTTACTTCTGATTAGGTTGTGCGTTTGCTTTGCAAGTTCTCTTACCTCTTCTTTTAAGCGTACATCTGGATGGTAATATTTAAGCGATTCGTTTAGCGTTTCTATAGATGCCCTAGTAACCATGCAAGATGACGCTCTCATCATTCGGTGGTAAAACTTTGGCTCAAGGTTATTAAGTTTGCAGAACGCTTGTACACTACCATATTGGTCAATGATTTTTTTAAAGTAGTCCATCACATCAGACGGACTACTTTGTAAATTAAAAGGCGACATCTTTAACATCCTCCTGTTTAATTCCCATTTGCGATAAATGCCATTTGACCATCTCCATTCCAATCTTATCTGCTCCTACACCATTCTTCATTAGCTGAATTAGTTTCTTTGTAGGACTCATTATTTTTTTACTTGACTTCATTGTATTTTTCGGTTAATAGTTTAACAACTGCTTTATTACTTAATAGATTTGTGTACTTGGTTTTAACTGCTGAAAGTTCTGCTACACTTTTTACCGCTGATAGTTCAGTAGTAAATTCCGTAGGTACTGATTCAACACCTCTCCATATGTCAGCACCAATGCCTAAATAAGAGCCTACCTTTGTGATTGCATCGGTAGTTGAACCTTTGTATGCATCACCACAATCATCGTTTGATGAGCCTGCTATACACTCGTAATAGATATTGTTTTCCGGTACTGAAAATGTGGTGTGAGTAACGCACATGTAGGTGGTTCTATCTTTACCAGCTTTTGTTACTGATTCGATTTTTTCCATTGACACTTCTCGTGTTCTGATTTGCCAGCCTCCAACACCAAAAACTTCATTGAGTCTATCAGTTACAAAGATAGCTTTGATGGTTGACATTCCTACCTTTGATGGATGGTCTTTGATTGCCTCCGCTGGTAGTGGCTTGTTGATTAATGCGATTTGTTCTTTTGTTAGATTTGTCATAAATTTACTTGTTTATTTTGTTTAAAATTGGTTCTACAATATCGTGCATTTCTATTATTAAGTCTTCGATGTCTTCTAAATTCCCTTGATCCTTCAGAAACCTAGAGATTGGAGCAGTTAGTTTAAGTAGGTTCTTCTCTACATCAGCCATCTTGTTGTACACATACTTGTCATGTGAATTGGTAGTATTACTACTACCTTTTATGCATGATATATGGTTGATTAACATTTGTGCGTGGATGTAAATCCCTACTACATTGTGCAAGTATGCTTCTTCGTTTTTCATTTTACTGAACTATATTTTACTTCGATACAATCTAATACACCTTCTTGGGCATCTTCATCTGCTGATTCTCTAGTAGTATGTGTATATCTACTGAATCCTTGTTCGTACACATTAACCCAAACGGAATGTTCAATAGGTTTCTTTACTTCTACTAAATCATATTCAGATGTATGCGATTCAGATTTTCCATCTTCGGCATTCCATAACATAGGAGATGGTGAGGTACTCGTGTATATTAGAATACCCATCACATATTTATCGTGTATTCCCATTAGCTTTATATTATAGCCATTTCTTGTTTTGTACTCTTTGTTTAAGTCTATCATTTTTTTTAGTTTTAGTTTGTTCACAAATGTAGTTTATATTAATTTAAATACGCAATTTATTTTAAAATATTTTTCAATTTATTGATATAATTGCTGTCTTCTGCATATCTGCTACCCAAATATGCTATATACTCCGATTCTGATTTGATGTTGGAGGTATACTTGCATGAGTATAGGGCATAATCTAGCACCGACTCTCGCCAAGAATTGTAGGTAGCATGGTTATACTGCTCACCTGTAGCAGTAGTTGCCCTAATAGATGGTTGTTTCATGCCGAATAGATTATTATTCTCCTCGAATATTTTGGATCGAAAGTTTCCAGATTCTAATTTTGCTTGGGCAAATACGATGTTTGGGTATTTTACATTAAGTTCAACTAGATATTGCTTCAATTTTTGCTCAGTAAATACATCTTTTTGGTGTGGAATTGCATAGATTCCATCCGAATTTATAACGATATCGTTAGAAATTATACCGAAACCTAGCCAAAATCCAAGAAAAGAGGATAGTAAAAGTAAACCGATGGCCTTCTTCCAAGAGAATAGTTTCATCTCTAGTGTTTTTGTGTCGTTTAAATAGATTCGCTTGCTCATAACTTGAATGTTTTTAATTTTCATTTGTAATTTGGTTAAATTGATTAACTTTTATTTGCTATTTTATTGAACATCAGTAGTTTTATAAACTATTTCCTGTTGCTTAATTTCCATCTTCTATACATTTCTTTTAGTATAGAAAAGCCATAGACTGCTATTAGCAGATATGCAAAGCCTCTCATTTGCTTAAAGATTTAAATAGTGCTTGGCTCAATATACCCATCGGTTGATAGGTCTTGCTTCCAATCTTAGCATGTAGGCTTAGTCTACCATTTTGAATAGCAAACAATAGGTTATCTTTATCTGGAATAGAATTAATATAATCTACAGCCTCCTTGAATGTGGGATATTGGTATGTCGACTTCATTTGTATTTCTTCTTTTTTATATTTAAATATGAATTGCTCTTCCATTGCGTAAATCCTCCAAGTATTGTTTCCTAAAATTGTCGTTGTATTGTTTCTTGTTCAGTTCCGTTAAAAGATAATAGCCTTGCATCATCTTGTGTGGGATCTGGTCAGCGATTGCTTGTTGGTATAGCCTTGCTACCCTTCTAATTCTATTTTCGTAGTTCATTACTTCTTAATTTTAAAATTATATCCAAGTTTAGCAACTAATTCCTCCATTGTGTATTCGGGAATTGGATTTAGAAACGATTCGTACTCCTCTTTGGTAACAAATGAACCTTTTATTTTATAATAACCATCAGAATTTTTAAAAGTTAATTTTTTACTATTATCATCGTAGGTTTCTACACTCCAATAACCATCAGAATTTCTATAGGTTAATAATTTACCATTATCATCGTAGGTTTTTTTAATCCACCTACCATCATAACTTTCCCAATAAGCCACATCCCCTTTCTTATCCTTGATAACGATAGGAAATTCAACATTTGTTCTGTCTGTGATTTTAAGTTCTATATTCATATTATTTGCATTTTAAAATTACATTGTAATAGTAATCGTATAGCCAATTAAATATATCTTGTGCCTTTTCAGAATAAGTAGTGATACCATCTGTAGCAGATACATATAGAATATCATTTTCCTCTTCCGTTAGTGAATAATATCCAAATAATTGGAATTTTGTTTGTTCGTGTGCTAGTTCCGATGCAAGTTCTACGATATTAACCAATACCATAGATTCATTTTGTGTTTGTGTCTTCATTTTACTTATTAAATTTATTGTTTAAAAATTCTACCATGCAATCATATTCCGATTTATGAGCATTATTATAAATACTATTCTCGTATTCCTTTAGCAATTCACATCCCTCTTCAAATTGAATATCGTAAGGCAGTTCTGCAAAATCTTTATTGCAACATTGTATAAGTTTTAGGAATAAATAAATTTGATATGCATCTTCAGATTCCGTTTCATAGCTATCGAATTGATAGTTATCGGTATTAACCATGTCGCAATTAATGCTAGATAAAAACCAAGTTACTGACCATACCATTCCATTATCCTCTGCCCATTGTAATCTTTCTTCTTTTGTTTGCTCTACCATTCCAAATGGTGATGCAAATATTCTAGTTTCTTTCATGTTAGTTTGATGCTAAATATAAACCTCTTGGAGTTAATTTACCTACTTCTATTCCAATATCTAATCCATTTTCTAATGCTTCGCTTAGTTGTGTGAATCCTTCCACTAAACTTTCGCTCTCATCATCATGTAAAATATACAATTCAAATAGCCCATTTAAATAAATTTCTTTTGCTTTGTTGGTTACAATTAACCACACAAAACCATCTATTACTTTTGTCTTCATTTTGTTTTAGTTTAATATTGTTTATAATTCTTTTTTTTCAAATAATAAGTTATTAATATTATCCCAATTTGAGTTTAAAAATAATTGGCGTAAAATTTGTTCCTGCATGCCGATTTTTGTTAAAATATATTCAGTTGTTTCGCCATCAATATCCATGTCTTTGCATAGCTTGATTATATCCAATACTTTTTGTTCTTTAGTTAAATTTTCCATGTTATTTTAGTTTAGTTAAATCAAATTCTTTAAATACTATTTCTGCTTCAATTCTATCTTTGCATTCACCTCCATAGTAATATGCTCGCCACATATCACCATCTTCCTCACCAACACCATGTAAAAGGAATAATACCTTTGGATGTTTTTTAGATATGGTTTTCATATCCTCATGGTGTTCATACCATTTGCAATCATCATCAAACAGGTGTTCATATTTTACCATGTCGCATAATTCTTTTTTGTAATCGATATTAGAATCTCCGCCTTGTAAGATTTCTAAATCATATCTAGTGTAATAACCCATTAGTTTCTTTTTTTAGTTACCTGTTCAATTATTTGATATTTGTCATTTAATGGTAGGTTATACCAATCATCCCTCAATGTATCTAGCATTAGTTCTACCGCATCATTCTCTAGTCCATGCAGACTATACCCAAACTGCTCTTCTAATTCATCGAATGTCATTGTTCCAAAGAAGATATGTAAACCTTCTTGTACTTTTGTAATGTTGTCTAATAGTTTCATATTTTTATAGTTCTAAATTATATCCAATTTCTTCTAACTCTATTTTTAAATCTTTGTACTGCTCGAATGATGCATCTATCAATTCATCTAGCAATTCGATTGAACATGCTGAATGCTGTCCTATGTGCATGTATGAATCTACCATTGTTTTACCATACAACTGCTCATTGTACAGGTTGTCGGGGAAGATAGCTATTGCCTCATCTTGAAGCATCTTAAATACTACTTTTGTCTTTGTCATTTTGTTTTAGTTTAAATTATTGCTCACCTACAAATATTAATATATTGTTAACTAGAATATATTCCATGTCCGAATCGGATTCCCAATGAGTATAATAATTGTCATCTTCTCCCATTTCCATTTCTTTTACTTCATTAGCGGTATACTTTGTGTTTAAGCATTCATCACTGCAATAATATTCACCACCACCATTAATCACATATCCATCATTCATCCCATCTTCACAACAACTACATTGCCTTGCGAATTTAAATTCCTTTGGCATAATCATTAACATTATCCTATGGATGTTGTCAATTTGATTTTCTACATCGTATTCGTTTACAGCTTCCGCCAAATCATTTTCGTAATAGTCTTCTAAAATTGCCTTGCAATTATTCAAAGTTTCAATTAATTCTTTCATATCGTTTTATTTTTTTAACATTTGTTTTAATTCATTTTTAATCTCTTTTGCTTTGTCGCCTTTCCATGTGCTAGCATTCGATAAAAAGTATAGCACTATGGTTTTAGCATCATCCATGTAATATTTGTCATGTATGCTATTTAAACTGCCCATAGCACTTAAGTATGGTTCTGCACCATAGTTTACTTTAGTCCAATTCATTCTAATTTCTTTTGCGATTTGATTTAATGTTCTTTCCATTTTTTGTCTTTTTTTAATTGTTTAATTTATATACTCTTTTTTAAAATAAATGTATGCTTGTTTTCTAGTCATGCTTATGCTATATTGACTGCATTGGCTTAGGTATTCATTAACGCTAATTTTAATAACATTATCTGATTTTAACCAATTTAAAAAACTTCTATAATTGGTTAAGTTTTTCCTTACTGACAACATAAATCCCATGCCTCCATAGTTTTAATATTTCTACCATTTAGCCCAAGCATTTCTACTATAAATTTAGCTAGCTTTTTTTGGCCTTGTTCCGTATCTAATCTATTAGTACCAATTGCTTTAACAATGTACGAAGGCTCGCATCCTAATACTCTAGAACAAAATTTTATATCCTGTCCTAAGTAAAACGATTTTTTTGTTTTTTTAGTTTCGCAAGTTAATGTCCATTCGTAAGAAAAGCCATAACTGCCTTGTGTGATTTCTAGATTTGCTTTCATTTTTTTTATTTGTCTAACTTTGTTTAAAATTTTTGTTTTGTTTAACGATGTCTAACGATGAT